ATGGCTTCCCTGTTTAAGCGGCCCCGCAGCCCATACTGGTGGATTAAGTGGTTTGACGAGTCCGGAAAGCTGACGAGAGAAAGCACCGGCAAGCGCCTGGACTCTGTTCAAGAAACGAGGGAGGCCAGAAGAATCCGGGCATCTAAGGAGATGATCGAACAGACTGCCACCCCCAAAGTTCGAGGCGAGCAGCTCATGAGTGCCTGGGTTCAGCCGTGGCTGGTGGCTACCCACAAAAAAGACACCACCCTCGAGGTTTATCTGGGTGCGTGGGAGAACCTGATGCGTTTTTTTGACCAGAGGGGTATCCGCGTGGCCTCCCAGATCACCCGAGAACATTGCTTTCAGTACCTTGAGTGGCGACAGGGCATGGAGAACAAGAATGAGCGGAGAAGAAGGAAGAAATGCGTCTGCCGAAACACCGCGATCCATGACCTCAGAACCTTGCGCAAGGTTCTCTACGAGGCCGTGAACCGAGACATGATCGCCAAGAACCCCGCGGCCAAGCTCCGGCTCAAAATGGACGCCAGGGCTCAGAAGCCGTGCATTACCGACGAGCAGCGCGCCATTGTGGAGGCGGCTGACCTTTCCGACTGGATGAAGATTTCCTGGACGATTGCGATCAATCAAGGATGCCGACTCAGCGAAACAAGCCTCCCCTTGGACAGAGTGGACTTTGACAACGACCTGATCACGTTTGAGATCAAGGATGGGAGCCTTCACACCACGAAGCTGACGCCCGCCGTAAAAGCCCTTCTGCTTCCCCTGCGGGATCAGGGCTGCAAGGTAACGTGGCAGTTTCACCGGCTGGCTAGTCGGGACTGGTCGAGGAAGCTTAAAAACCTCGGAATGCCCTTCTCGTTTCACTCCACGAGAGTCACGGTCATCACCAAGCTCGCGCGAGCCGGAGTCAACGAGCAGATGGCTCGACGCTTTATAGGGCATGCCAGTAGCGAGATTCATGCGGTCTATACTAGGCTTCAAGCCGATGACCTTTCGGCCTGCGTGAAAGCGATTTCTGGTGAGTCTTCTGACCCAACGAAGGTCGCTGTGACTTCGGGACAGCCATCGAAGGGTAAGCCTGAGCCAGTCGGAACCCCCCGTCGGGCTGCAAAGATTGGTCGGCCAGCCAAGCCAAGGCGTGGCTGAGAGTCGTCTTGGTGCCGTACTTCATGCGGTATCCGCGGCGAACCATGCCTGAGACGTAAGTGGCCGTTCGGCCCATTTCTTCGGCGAGCTGTTTTTTGTTGAGGAGGTTCATGAGATCAGTCAACAGGGATCAGGGAATAAGCACGGGAACGGCCATGGCCAGATACCTTGAATCTGAAGGTGCCTCGATCGAGTGAGAACTGCTCGCCGTGATGGCGGGAAAGCAGAAGACCCAACGATGATTTGGCGGCCGGGGTAAGCTCTCCGTTTTGAGTCTTAATAATATCCTGAAAAATTCCGATGTTTAGTGAAAGGTTAGATATTTCCAAAAATGACATCTTTGGTGACATTTTTCCGCAGGCCGTGGAGTTAAAGAGAAGCGTCAGCTCCGAAGATTCCGCCTCGAATGTGGTATTCCGAGCGATTGGGGCCGGAAGCGATTTCCTCTTACGCAGATTGAGATGGAGGAGGCGAAGGGCCGCCGAGCAGGACTCATTCGGATCGACCTGCTGATCGCGGAGGCAGAAGAAAATATCGAAGAAATCCTGACAGGCAGGAAACCGATCGAAATCAAGAGACACCCCCCGTGGCGCGGGCGTTCCTGTTGAGAAATGTCCGGTTTTACGAAGGGTTGGCAGCACCTCGGAGGTCACCCACTTGCGGAAAGCCTGAGCCTGCGGCTTCCGGCTCTTGAAGATCAGGGCGTAAAGGCCCGACTCGTTGATGCAGTTGGTTAATTGTTCACGGCCGATGGCGTCGGTAATGCCGACACCATCTTTTTCGTCCGTATGGAGAGCCGCAACAGAATCCCGAGGATTGGCGATCTCCAGCACTCGGCAAACATCGGCGGCGACGAACCACGGGTTGCCATCGCGCTCGAGGGCGCGAACGGCATGGGAATTGAAATCAAAGGTCTGGATGGCTGGGGTGGACATGGTGTGGATCGGAGAATGATAAAAGATTAAGAAAGAGAGGATTCCCTTGCTAACTGAAGCGTCCGTGCCGCCAACTCTCGCTCGAGGAGACGGGTGACGAGTTCTGTCATTCCTCCTCGCAGATCTAGTGAAAATGCGTATTTCGCCGCCGCACTTTTGAGTGAGGCATCGAGGGTAAGATGGGTTCTCGTTGGCTTTCTATAAGTCTTGGGTCTTGCCATAACGAAGCGCATTAGACGCGCAGATAACGCGCATATCAATCAAAATTTGCGCGGTGCGCGTTTTGTGTGCATATTACCATTGTGAAAGTGAAAAAAGTTGCCACCAACATCAACCTTGGTCCGGTGCTAAAAGAAAAAGCCAAGGCCTATGCAAGAGGGTTGGAAATGGATCTTTCCGAACTCATAGGGCATTTACTACGCGAGGAGATTGCCAATCCGACTCTCGGAAAACCAAAGATCTATTCCCTACCAGAAATCACGGCGCTTCGGGCGGCAGGGGAGACTCAAAAAGGGAATGGCGGAAAATCTTGAGATTCCCCGGCGGCATACCATTGTAGCACGATAGAATCCCCATGGAAATCAATACCGCATCTTCCGCTACGGGCGATTCGCCTGAGGAAATGTTTTTCGTTGCCAGGGAGGGCGAGAAAATCGGCGCGTGGCCTTACGATGTTGTGATTGCCTTGTTCAGATCAGGTCACCTTTTGCCAACGGACTACTATTGGAATGGGAGGATGAACGACTGGAAGGAAATCGAGAGCCTGCTTCCACCAAGCCGCGACCGCAACAAACCCCTTCACCTTTCTGGAAGAGAAAACGACGATGATGTATGGGTGTATTATTGCCGAAAGGGCGACAGGGTAGTTGGCCCACGAACACAGACGGAGATCTTGGCGATGATATGGACTGGTGACATCGCAGATGAGGACGCGCTTTTCTTTGAGCCGAAAGATCGATGGATGTCTGCGGGTGACTTTATCAGGGCGGTTGAGTCAGAAAACCCAGGCTTCCAGGCAACCATTCAAAAGGTGCGCTCGGCAATCATGCCCCCTTCGCAGCAAGAAGAGCTGGGAGACATCATCCAAAACTCCCTGGAGGCCTTCTCGTCCAGCCCCCTAAAGGGCGGAATTTACGTCGGGACGAAAGTTATTCCCAAGCTGCTAGACTGGATAGCACCCTCGGGACAGCAAAAATAACGGCCTAGTCCTTGAGCCAGTTGCGCGAGGAATAGACCTGCCGGATGAGGCGGCGCTTGCTCCAGATCCCTCCCCCGTCGCGGTCTGCCGAGGATCCCGCAACCGCCTCCGGACTCGTATTGGCCTCGACGGTAATGATCGACTGACGGCCCCACTGACGGACAAGGCCGACATGGGCAACGCGCCCCTTGGATGGAAAGTAAATCCCGAATGGATCACCAGGGCGCGGATCCATCCCTCCCCTATCCCTGCTCCAAGTAGGTCGAGCAACCCAATCCGGTGACCACGCAGATTGCGGAACCAGATCCCCCAGCCCGGCATGGAGATAGCACCAGTAGCAAAACGCAGCGCAATATGGGTCGCCCTTCTTGTTGCCGGTTGAAGCAAGGATCGCCTCTATGAGCGGCCCGTCGTTTTTCCCGCTGGCTTCCCTTGTTCCGATGAGTTCGATAGCGGCAGAGAGAATTCTTTTGCGCGCATTGCCGCTCGCCTCCGCAACTCCTTGGCAAGCCCCAGTGTGGGGAAGAGCCGCAGCAAGAAGGATGAAAGCAAAAAACGCACGGCTCACAAGGGAACGAGTTTGAGAGCGAGGAGGAAGAGCGCCAGCATCAGGGCGTAAGTGATCTGCGTGGCATACCACTTCTCGCGATCGGTAAGAGCCTCAAACCATTCCGAGAGGCGGCGATCTGCGGCCTTGTCGATCGAAGTGAAGGCAATTTGCCAAGAGAGCCATCCAACGAAGACCGCCCAGAACGTCAGGACTGTAGAAAGGCCAAGCCATTGTAAATAGCCCGCATCAAAGCATCCCGCCGTTGGATCATAAGCACGAATGAATGAAGGAAGCGCCAGATAGACCCCAAGAGCCAGAAGACCAGCAAAAAGGCCCTGCCATGAGGAAAGCCAGCGGCGGATGGAGCGCAGGAAGCTCATGGGAGGAAAGTGGCAATGGCGCGGACAAGGAGGCGTCCGGAACCGTAGCCGGATCCAAAGCCGACGACGAAAGCCGCGCCCTTGAGCCAGAGGCGATATTGCGAGGCGACGGGGATGGCATCGGCTAGACCCATGAACCAAAGCGCAATGGCAAGAGCGCAAATGTAGGGAATGATGTCGCGCTCTTTGGCGACTTGGTGAAGCTCTTTGCGCTGTTCGGAGATCGTCACATCCCGATCGGCAACGGCTTTCACAAGTTGACCAATCTCGGCATCCTTGGATTCCAACGCACGGGAGGATTCCTCTGCCTTCGCATCGGCTATAGCGATGGCCGCCTTGGCCGCTGGTACGTCGCCCGCATCAAGGCGGTCACGGGCTGTCTTGATGGCATCCCGCGCACGGGCGAGCGGAACGGAGACGGAAGAGAGAGCCGGAGCGGTGACGGTGTGCTGATGGGGAATAAAGAGGCCGCATCCCGTGAGGAAAAGGGAAAGCAGGATGGGAAGGGCAAGTTTCATTTTATGGTCGTATGGGCACCAATCGCTTCCTCGATACGCTTCGTTCGTTCATCGATGCGAGCAAGGATCACGGCTTTATCCTGAGCGGCAATTTCAATCGCCGCGATGCGGGCGTTCTGTGTCGAGTCCGCCTCTTTGAGGGTTCGGACTTGCTCAGGGAGGATGATCCAGCCACTTAGGGCAGAGAATGCCGCGATCAGCACGGCCACCGCGGCGATTGCCTCGGCGATCGTGAGCTTGATTCCTGGCTGATTTCGTACTTCGTCGAGGCTCATGGAATTAAATAATTGTGCCCCCGTTGTTGATGATCTGATTGGAAATTAGAAATCCGTTGCGATTGAGCGTTGCGCCAGCGTTGACCGTCACCGCCCCGCTTCCAAGAGCGCTTATGTGACCCACTACAAGAGTCCCGGCGGATACTGTGACAGGACCCGTGGTTCTATTGTTCCCAGAAAGAACAAGTGTTCCCGCTCCAGACTTAATCAGCCCAGCAGAAGTGGCTGCAATAGATCCACCAAGGGTCAATGTTTTTGCAGAAACAATGATTTGCCTAGTGGCACTCAGAGTTATTCCTCCTACTGCTTGCAGGTCATTGGTCCCCACAAATGTCATGTTTCCATTTAGGACAATCGGGTTTTGCATGACCGGAATGGCAAGTGTGACGTAGGGAATGCAGTCCAAAGAACCACCAGTTATGGTCAGCGGTCCGGTTCCAAGAGATTGATCGCGGCTTATGACAAGGCGCCCCTGGGCCAGTGTTGTTCCACCACTGTAGGTGTTGTTTGGGACGAGTCGCTGCGTTCCTGATCCAGTTTTGACTACTGCGATTTTACCTCCAGATGAACCGTCCTCAATCGTGGTCCTTGTGAGGGTATCGGCACTAACTCCACTTGGGGTGTTAATGGTAAGCACAGAAGTGGTTGCAGCGAGCATGTTGCTAATGACCGTAGTGGCGTTGTCGGAACCCCTAATGGAGGCTACCGTTTGGTTGTATCCATTGAGGTCGAAATTAAACGCCGATCCAGCAGTAGGCTGCGCCAATCCAGCCGATGGAGTCAGCGCATTTTCAATTCCTATCCTAACGCCCCCCTGCGTACTCCCTCCGTAGTATTTTAAGTCTTGAGACCATGAGTTTTGACGCGTCAGGATGATGTACGATCCAATTCCTCCCGAGCGCATCAGAACAGGCGCCGAAACGCTGGTTATGACGCCAGATATTTCAAGCGATGCCCCATCTTGCGTTCCAATTCTTACATCAGCAGTGCCGACTGTAGTGATGTTTCCTGAATATGTGCTTTTGCCAGAACCAACAGCCTGCAAAAACCCCCTAGATGCACTAATGAATTGAGCATTTGCTGAAGATCCGGCTCCTGATCCAGTCAGGGGTTGAGAAATAACCACCCCAGGCGCTAATCCAAGCGATGTTCCGGAGGCCACTTGTATGGGAGAACTTGCTTCACCCAACGATCCGCTTGTAGCCGCAATAACCCCCCCCGAGGATCCTTGAATTACCACTCCACGGCCTGGTGCATTGCGTGGGTTAGAAAGTGTCATAACTCCAGTTCCGTACTTCCTAATTATCCGACCAGCACCTGCAATAAGGGCGCTAACAGATATTGGAGTAAAAATGCAAAAATGAGATACTCTTAGTGTGGTATCATTGCTATCTTGGGCATCAAAATAGCATGCTGCGGCCCTTGATCCCACATATAATCCCTTTATCTGCGACAGATCCATATCAAGTAATTATGTAGAGAGTGGTTGGGCTGGGGGTGGTTAATAGGTTATAGTCGGCCTGAGTGATAGCCACGATGGCATCTACTCCAGAGCCATTTGGAATGCAGGCAGCCCTGGCTCGCGCGGGGCTAAAATATAAGTTGCCAGAACCCTCCGGCACGGCATCGGTCGATCCGGGACTGGACGAGATCTCAATGTAGCTCGAACCGCCCCATCGGTAAATCTTCCCTGTGTCTATGACGGTGTAAATCTTTCCACCCTCACCAGTAGTAAGGAGCAAGGCCGATAAGGTGGGGTACTCAATAACGTCATCAACGTAGCTCGGCAAAAGTGATGCCGGAATCTTGTTGCTGCTGTCCAGAGTCGCATAATTCCCTGCCGCCTGCTTGCCATCCAGAACCGACTGAAAGCCGCTAATGGCCGAGGATACCCAGGCCTGCGTGGCATACCCTAAAAGGGTAGAGGAGAGTGCCGATACCGCCCTAGCTGCGCTGAAATAAAGATTAACACTCCCCTCCGGCACGGCATCGGTCGATCCGGGACTGGACGAGATCTCAATGTAGCTCGAACCGCCCCATCGGTAAATCTTCCCTGTGTCTATGACGGTGTAAATCTTTCCACCCTCACCAGTAGTAAGGAGCAAGGCCGATAAGGTGGGGTACTCAATAACGTCATCAACGTAGCTCGGCAAAAGTGATGCCGGAATCTTGTTGCTGCTGTCCAGCGTCGCATAATTCCCTGCGGCCTGCTTGCCATCTAAGGCAGACTGTATCGCGGCAATGGCCGAGGAGATGGCAGCGGCCACAGAGGAGGTTGTCGCAAAACTCCGCACCGACACCCAGGCAGCGATAGCTTGGAAAGTCGAGAGAGGAGTCATCCACTTGGAATTATTCTGCCCGGCTTCTGCCTCGGCGCGATTCGCCTTAGGGTCTTCGTTGGCTGTAGGTGTGCCCTCCTCGCCAGTAATAATCGTCTTGGCAATGACTACCGGAATCGATGCGCTATAGAATCTGTACCCTCCATAGTGCCACTCAACTTCCAGGAATGCAGGAATTGAGTTGGTGGAGCCGAGTGCGGTAAGGATGGCCTCCGTATTGAAGTTCAGATCAAAGGTGTAAACAGCAGTGCTTCCAATTCCGCTTTTGCTCCACGAGGAGGACTGCGAAAGAAACTCTGCATCAGAAGGGTTTCTTTTAATGCCAATGCGACCGGACGCATCCATCGGTAAATCAACAAAATTCGTGCCGCTGAGAAATGAAACCTCAACGGGAACAAGATCTAGGCTTTTGAAAACAAGATCAGCCCCACCGACCTTCTGTTTTGTCTCAAGATTGATTGTCAGTTTCATCACCCGATACGCGGGCGTCAACAGAGAGCCACTTTGGCGGGTCAAGAGGACACCGCGCCGTTGCCAAGCGAAGCTTGGCCTGCGTCGAGCAGCCTGGGCATTTCAGGCATTTCCCGGTGCCAGAGAACCCTGAAGGGTCCCAGAATCCGCATGATTTGCATAGGTCGAGGCGAGCCTGAAACTGATCATCGGAAACAGTTTGAAACCCCGAAGATGCCCAGTCGATCATAGCGGACCCAAAAGACTGAACCTTTTCGAGCAAAGAAGGGTCTTCAAGTGACTTAAGGGATTCCTCTAGCAGCTCCTCATGACAGAGATCAGGTTTTGAGAAAGATAACTCCATGTAAACAGCGGCGATTTGCTCGGCTGAAAACTCACCAATCGCCTTGAATGTGTATTCGGTTTGCATCAGATGAAATAAAATGTAATGTAAGCGTTTCTTAGGGCCGTCGGTGCGCCACAGTTGCTTGAGGAAATGCTGTATTCGACTCCAATCCGACGTGTAGATGAATCAGTAATGACGGCCACCGGAACAGGAGAAGATATTGTGGTGATCCTGCCGCTGGGGCAGTCTTTGTTGTTTTTCAACAACACTCCACCAACCGTTCCATAATCATCGAGACCGCCCTGGAATGTTGCCGCGGGCTTGGCGTATTTTAGGCATCCATTCCAAACGTCTTCAGGAAACGCGTCACTCCACATTGTCCCAGACAAAGAAAGATCGCGGGTGCTGTCATTGAATAGCTTGATCTGCTGGATGCAGTTGTAGCAAAGCGGAGGCGCCGGAACAACGATAGGCTGGCTCCAATCGCCATAAGTGGATCCCGCAGCCCTGACTCTCGCTGCAAAAGTAAAACTTCCACTGCCAGGAGCGCACCATTTCCTTATTCTGAAATCTTGGCACTGGCCCGGAAACAACCTGAAAGTACCTACATTATATACCTCAACAAGATAAGCTGTATATCCACGGCCTCCAACAGCAGTATCAATCGTTGTTCCAAGGCAAACTGATCCAACAAATGTTGCTTTTGTAATGTTCTTATTTGGAGGTAAGTCTAAACATGTGTCAGTGGTCATTACCCAAGTCAAAGATGCCTGCGGTGGGATAATTGGGTCTGGAAGCCCGCCAGGGCCTCCAGTTCCGGTTCCGCCACCTCCGCCACCGCCACCCGTGCCGCCACCGCCACCCGTGCCGCCACCGCCGACACCCCCCCCATCACCCGCCGGGGGATCTGGAGTAAGCGGATCATCAATCGGCGGATCTACAGGGGGAAGAGGCGGAAGAGGCGGGTCAACCACTGGCGGCGGATTCTTCCTTTGAATTGTGTTATCAACAGTCGTGGTAACCTTATTTCCTAGAAAATCGGTAACTGTAATTTTGTAAATATCTTTATTAGCAAGAATCCTAAAACTCCAATTGCCTGTTTCATCAGATGTGGCCGAACCGCTTAATGCGTTCCATTGAATATTAATGGTGGTTCCAGGCCATGAAGTTCCCCTTAAAATAATAGAATCGCCAGAAAGCACCGCATCCAACGTCGCGTAAGTTAAGCTTGCTTCCCAAGATCCAAGAAATCTTCCAACAAGGTTCTGCTCATCGCCTATGATCAAGATCCACGCGCCAGTTGTATCCGTGATGGGGTTTTTAGCGGAGTTGCTTTGAGTTGCCTTGTAGAAAGTAAGATCCGATACTTGCACCACATCTCCGAGCGCGTAAGTTGAGGAAGGAGACCATTGGGAATACTCAGCCCAATACGCGTCAGCGCCTCCTGAGAACCGTGTTGCGGTTCCAACCGTAAGCCCCGCCCCAGCCGTGGAGATCGCCGGGGTAAATGCGTTGAAAGAAGCGCCGGGTGGAGAGGTGATCGTAACCGTGGAACCTGCGGCAGTAGCCGTGTATCCACTGCCAATCGCCGCTGCGATAGCGGTTGCCGTGGCAGTCGTAGTCGAGGTCCCGGCAACTGTGCCGGAAAGCACGTTCAAGCCATTGATAGCGACCGCCGTGACCGATCCTGTCGTCGCAGAAGCCGTGACGGTGAACAAGGCGGTTGCCGCAGTATTGGTTGCATTCGGATCTTGTCCGATAGACGGCCTAAGCGCTACATGGGTGCCTCCAGGAACAAGGAGGCTTGCTGTAATTTTAAGCGCATATTGATCAGGCGCCCCATCACTTGTCCAGTCCGTGGAAAGATAGTCGTCATGAGCAAAATCCACCGCGCTACCCGGGATGGACCCTCCGGATGATCCAACTACTTTTCCTTGGATCAATCCAAGAGATACCGCTGAACCAGCTAGGTGTTTCTCGAATGGATTATCATATAATGGAGGTTGATTTGCCCTGATAACTGACTCTAGGGCAATCCAACACCCGGAGACATTGGCAATCCATCCTTTAGGCCAAGATCCCCTGCGAATAGGACATGCGGCATACCTGGCACGAGCCCAGGGATGTCTTCCTGAAAGATCTGCCGCCAACAGTTTGATCATACATCAAGAATGTTCCTAGTGATTTTCACAGGAAGGCTCTGGCTGATTTTTTTCAAAGTTCGTTGAACCCCCCTTGAGGATTGTTGGTGGATAAATCGGAACTCAGCGACGGCATTCAAGATCACTCCATCAGGGGAGACAACCGATGGCTCATCCTCAAAAAAGCTGTCAAAAACATCTCCGCGGCAACTCACTTTGAGTTCGTAGTGCCTGTCTGAAACATCACCAAGCATAACGTATTCTCCTCCTGTACGGCAGAGCACATCCTCCCCCGATGCGGAGCGCAGCACAAATTCAAGATCGACGAGATCTGGCACAACCAAAACGCCTTTTGGGTCATAAAATGCAACATTGAAGAGCAAATCAGTATCCGTTTTGAGATCCATGGGGAAAGCAGGAGAAAGCAACTTGCCGGTAGCTGTATCGATCTTTACCTCGATGGAGCTGAGGTTGTTCCAAGCTCCAGTGAAAATGGAAATTGGTATTTCCATGGCATCGCTGATTCCCCGGTCATTGCTTGCCCGCACGGTGGCCACCCAGACGCCCTGGACAAGAACAGTTCCCCCAATGGCCCCCGTCTTGCTATCGGAGGTGATCCCCGGGGGAAGGTTTTGCCAAGTCCATGAGGTTGGAGAATTGGAGGCATTTGGCTGAAAGATCCAAGGCTCCCCGATAGGGTAATCCAGAACGCTAGATGTATTGCTAATGGAGGGCCTGCCGTAACCGAAACCCGTCGATAGAAATGATGTAGTGACTTCAGGTGCCGCAAAGTAGTTTGTGTTCCCCGATTGGTTTGCCGCCAAAACAATTTGACCAGGACCGGATAAAGTAACGGTATTCCCGCTAATCGTGGCTGGTCCGCTTTTAACCGTAACCGCGACTGTAAGCCCAGCCGAGGATGTTGGCCTCGTAATGGTGACAGATGTGCCAGACTGGTCGGGTATCGATGAAAATCCTGTGATTTGCTGTGTCGCCCGCTGGATGAAAAAAGATGTCGTCGAGGAGGCGGGTGAATAGCCGCTATTTCCTGCTTGAGTTGCAGAGAGTGTAACAGATCCCGCGCCCGTAATGCTGATGATATTGCCGCTAATGCTGGCAGGACCGCTCTTAACAGTAACTGTTACCGGAAGACCGGAAGAGGCTGTAGGCGGGACAATAGTAAAGGATAGGCCCGGCGAATAAGTCCTAGTTGGAATATCGTTCCAATCAGAAATCGACTGGCCAGCCTTAACATTAAAAGAGGTTGTTACTTCAGCCGCTGGGGAATAGGTAGTATCGCCGCCCTGATTGGCTGCAAGAACAACAGTTCCGGACCCGTTGAGGGTCACTGTGTTTCCGATAATTGATGCCGGACCACTTTTGACTGAAACAGTAACGGGAAGACCCGAGGAAGATTTTGGAGGCGAAATAATAAGGGTCGCCCCAGAGGTGTATGCTTGATCCGAAATTGGAACCCATGAAGAAATTTGCTGTAAGTATGAACCAACCTCAACAGCAATAGGCGGCCATTCAATACTTCCGCTTGGCCGAGTAAATTCTGACCTGGTGTTTGTCCAGAAATTCAGAAGATTTGATGAAAATGTTCCAGATGGACGAGGAAGTATAATATCCTTGCTCGCAGCTACCGGAACTAGGGCAGGAACAGGAGTGCCAGTGCCGTCTTGTCGCGAGTAATATATTAAACCGCTAACACCCGACTTGGTTGATATATTATTGCTAAATATTGGAAGGTCTTTTGCAAGCAATCCAATCATTTGCAATGGATCCGCGAGGCAAGAAACAGAGAGCGTGCTAAACTTAATGTAGCAATAAGCCCCAGACCAAGCAACATTCTGATACCAGAAAACAACCCTCTTAACTTCATTTGCAGCAAATTGAAGCTGCAGTTCAGGGCCAAGTTGAGTAAATTCTGACCCATCGACCGAATAGTTAATTACATCATCTACACTTGTATTTGAAAGTGTATAAGTACCAGCCGTGGTTGCTTTTAGGTAAACTGGAATGACTGCAGTAAATATCGTTCCCCCATTGATTGATGTAGTTGCCATGGCAGTGTTTATTTTAGGATAGGATCGGTAATGACATAACCGACGTATCCCGAGAGATCGGTGACATCATCCTGAATATCGAAGTTTCCAAGGCGGACGCGCAGGATAAAATCATCCTGAGTTGGAGTTGTGCCTGGAATGATTTTGGTGGCCGAAGAATAAAGAAGCCTAGAGCCGGTAATGAAGTTTTCTGGGTCCCCTGTTTTTTGAAAAGTCAGCCCAAAATTGTGCGTTGTCGTCAGGTCGGTGAGAACCACTTGTTGATCGATAGCCGGAGGCAAAAATTCGTATTGCTGGATGTTCGGACCGATGGGTGCTGGCGATGTTTTGTTTCGGCGCTGACCAAACTCAAAGATCACATTCCAAACCACTGCGGTATTTGCGGCTACGGCCCGGAATGTGAATGCTCGACTAAGGGTAAAAAGACTTCCTGCTTTCAGTGATGCCCCCGTAAAGGAGGCAGAATATGCGATGCGCTCAAAATGTGCCGGATAGTAGGAGTTGGTGGAGTAGGTGTGGATCCATCCGGCCACTGCAGCCGAAGCATTGGTAATGAGATCTCCATTGGAATCCTTGAGCTGAAAGGTGTTTCCATCGATGTTCGCGATGGTGTAATCGGAGTCATTGAAGAAGCCAATGGGATTCACAAAACCTGCTACCTTTGCGAGTTGGCCGTTGGCGATCCCGTTTTCCAAATTGATAGCCGTGAAAACTCCGTCCGACACATTGAAAACCGCTCTGGAGTTCCCCTTCTTATTGATCACCTTGTAGTAGAGCCAAGGATTGGTTCCGGCATACTCATTCGGGTAGAGGGGGCGATCCGGATAGTTTCCAGAGGCCGGAAGAATGACAACATTTGCCGTATCGTTGCGAAGCACTAAATTCGACGCGGAGGGATTCGATGGAAGCACTCCATTCACAAGCACGGAACTCATAGGCGTAACCGTAGAGGTATGGATGGCATTGAGCAGGCCCAACCCGGGGCTTGGAAGCTGGGATAGCTTGGAAAGGTCGGTGATGAGCATAAAACTTCTTATCCGTTGGTGATGACAATCTGGCTTGCCGGGATGACTAGGCCAAGTTGGCCCACGGGAACTTCAGAGCTGTCCACGTCAAATCTCGTCAGGTCAACAAGCAGCGCGAAATCCCCATCTGGAACTGGTGCTCCATTGATCGCTTTTCCATAGATGGTTGCCGTGGAGTTGGATCCGTCGCGTTTTGCAGAAAGTGAGATTACTCGCTGCTCAGACGAGGTGGAGAATCCAAGCGTGGTCTCAAAAAGGAGAGATGGCGCCCCCTCAATCAAGTCGCCAGAGATAGGAAACGCCTGCGCCCGTAGTCTGTAGGCACATCCGTTGTTAATTCCTTGCTTATCGAAAGTCGGCGTCAAGAGCATCGTGGTAATATTGAGATCCATCGACAGGATTGATCCCTCCGGGAACGTGGATTCAGTGATGAGAGTTCGGGATAGCTCCCGATCCATCTCAATGGGATACCAGAAGTCATCTCCTTGACTTGCAACGCCGTAATAGATTTTTCCATCGAAGGCGAAATTCGAGTTCGCGGCGGCGGTGAAGGCCCTTCTGCCAGACCCTCCCGGGAGGGAGATGTCGGTGATGGCGCGATAAACACCCGCCGAAGAGGGGATAGAAGAAATAGCGATCGGAGCCTCCTGTCGGGCGGAAGGCAAGCGGCGATACTTTCCATTGTTCATCGGGGGCCAATACATCGGCGCGGAGGAAGTGCCGATGGCCGGTATCATGAACCGAGTAACAAGAGTCTTGTCGCGAGAGGCAGTAACGGCGGCCTGCGTGGTAGTCGTCTCCTTGACTTGCGCAGCAGCCGCGGCGGCGGCTGCCTTTGCCCCCTCGATCTGCGCTTGGATCTTGGCCAACTCTGCTTGTGCCTCTTGGGTCTGTTTCTGAAGATCGGTTCCAGGGATGACCGTAATGGCCGGTGCTGCAGGAGGAGTTTGCCCAGCCGGGGCAGTCGTGACGATCTGAGCAGAGATGGATGGAACTGCCGGAGGCGTGACATCCCCCTCCTTGGGAATGATCGTGTTTTCCAGCGAAAGGTCTGGAAGAATTTCTCCAAAACTCGGGAAGACGCTGATTTGATCGGGCATATTTGTTGCCGCTGCGACCGAGGATGTGGATGGAACGAGGTTTTCCAGATAGGCAATCCTCTTAGATAACTCGTTGAGTCGGTCTCCGAGATTCTCTACTTGCTCAATGGTATGGTTATGCGCCAGAAACCTGCTTATCGGGCCAGCCGTAGTTACGGCAACCGCAAGGGAGGCGAATTCGGGAGCCTCGGCGAAAATGAGTGTGAGGGAATTTAGATCGTTATGGATAACCTGATATTCCGAATCTCTATAAACCCTTCCTGAGGATTTGTTTTCACGAACAAGAATCGATGCCAGATTGTCGGTATTGAGATTGTGGGCAACAACAAAACTCGTGGCGCTGCCATCCCCTAAAACCGTCGTGTAATTCTGCTGGCCGGTAATGATCTGATTAGGGGAAAAGGGAATGTACGTTTTACCGGAAGGTGGCTCCAACCACTCGATAGCTTGGGCTGTTTGGAATTCTTGACGAATCAAGGGCTCCGTCACCGTAACCGGCATGCTCCAGAGCTTTTTGCGAAAGGTGGCCGGAAGAGGCTGCCCCGGCAGCGGGGTAGAGACATAAAAATCCGCCTCTGCCTCAAACTGCAGGGTCCTGAGATTTTGGCCGCGCAAATACTCTTGAAGCGGAATCGTATCTAGGTTCAGAAAGATCGTCCAATCAGCAGGCGGGGCGGAATAAATGGGTACAAGCAACGGAGGCACATCCGTGCCCATGAAGCCTCCCGAGACTTCATTATACCCGTTAAAGGTGATATGGACATTGAAGCTCGTTGGGTTGGTGACCGTCACTGTATATCCAGGCCCCTTTGCCGCCCACATCTTGTTCAGATTTGCCTGAATCTGGGACGCCCCATCCGTGATGTCCATCAGGTCACTCTTGTAGATCCCATCGGTAAGTTGGAATGTCCCCTGAAAAGTTGGTGGAATGAAGAGATTCTGGATGGTGGGCCACATGGCCCCGCCGGAATCAGTTCCGCCATGTTGCAAGACACTAATGACGGGCGGTGGCGGAAGAATTTGCTCTCCTCCTGTAGTGAAAGCAAGGGGTGCCGCCTCAAACGTCATCTTGTATTTCAGGCGTCCGTTTGTGGTCTTCCCACGAAATGCTATGAACGAGGAAGGAACCAGGGCGTTTCCGGTCGATGTAATGGTGAAATCGGAACCATTGGCGCGGGAGATATAAATCCCCGTAGCGTCTTGCTCGCAGGAAAAGAGATTAGAAGAGACCAGGGCATTAAGGCTGTCCTGGACGCGCTTGCTATTTGCGGAATACGGAATATCAGCCGTAGTTCCCTCGGAAATTACCAGCCGATACTGGCCGGACTCCACAGAGTAATCCTTAACCCCCAAACCACATCGGACCCCCGCGCATCGGTTTGAGTAAGCCGAGTCGAGAACATACCCTCCCGAGCCGTCGCCCGTAAGAAAACGAACCCCGATGTTTTGAACCCCTCCGGCAACAAAAGAAGGCCAGGTCATCGCCTCGCCGGTCTGATTGGAAAATACCCGAGATGACTGAAGATCTACATAAACGATTTGGGCCGGATAGGACATACCTATCCGTTTTGGCAATCGTCAACTTCCCTCGTATCCGTTTGCCTTCACCCCGGCAGCATCGGGAAGATAAGCGAGTCCTTTGAAAAAGGAAGCGGGAGGGGCGATGACTAGCCAGGGGAAGTCCGGCTCAAGCAATGGAGCAACACCGGCATTATTTTCCTCAAGAATGCGCTGCTGCGCACGCTTGGCCTTGTTTGACCCAAAAGAATCGGTGGTATTTACCGCTGTCATGTGGTCCAAAACATCCCGGACTGGTCAACCTGGTTGCTGATGTTGTTGATGATCTCCTGCTCGAGAGCACCGGCGGCTCCAATTGTGGCCGCAGGTGCAAAAGAATAGCGGCCCACAAACCACGCAAGGAACGGATCGAGGGTTTGCTGCTGCAGGTTAAATGGGATGACGTTTTTCTTGTAGTAACTCAGATTAAAAAAAAGGTCGTGCCTTGTGAAGACAGTCCACGTTGCAAAACCTTCATCGCTTACATCATTCGGGCTGCTGACCTTGAGTTTGGATGTGGTTCTATCCGGAGAGAGCCAGTAGATGGTTCCAATCTGAAGAAAATCGATGCCAAGCTGATTTCCCTTAGAATCGATGTAAGCAAAGTTTGTTTGACCAATTTTAGGGAAGATGGTTTTAGTCGGAATGATAGGACCTATGACGACCTTTGGGCGATTTCCCAGAAGGAGTGATGAGGAATCAATATCCACTCGGTAGTCCACAAGGTCACCCGTGACAAGATTCCCGGGTATGTCTGCATTGACGGTGTAGGTTGTTCTGGCCTGCTCAATCCAGACATCACATTTGTAGAGAAGGCGTGATGGTGGGGTAATATCGGAAAGGGTGGTAATCAAGGAGTTTGCATTTCCCTGAAGTGCCGCGTTTATTTGGCTTTCAGAAATTACTGGTGGAGGAGTGATCTTATAGACCTGCTTGAAGAATGCAGGAATCACATCAGGATTGGATGGAGCCCCTATCGGGGGCTCATTGATGTCTTTCCAGTCGCCTGCGTTGATTGTAACAGGATCGGCATCCATAATGCCAATCTCGACTCCGGAGAGAAGTCGGCCAGAATTGTTGTAAACAGGTCGCGAGGTCCCGCTTCCCTGTTTTTGCTTGGCCAGATACTCCGATTCAGCGCGAGGAAATCTTGGATCCATGGCGTTGATGAATCCTGGTTCGATTGAGAGCTTCCAACACTTTGCCGAAGGGTCGAAAATGACATCCATCTCCCACGGATGTCCCGGCTTCGGTGAAGATCGAGGGGGCGAGTCGATCCACGGGAGTCTTTTCTTGGGCTTCTGGAGGTAGATTTGGATCATGATGCCACCATAAAATGCCGAAATGCTCCGTACTGCTTGACGCTTACATGAAGGAGATCGTGGTAGGCGAGCTGTCTAAATCCCTGCTCTTTTTTCTCCAGTGCGATGGGGTGGTAGTGGATAGCGGGATCATCCGAGTGAAAGTCATCTACAGCCTCAATGGTAAGGTTGATGGGAGTCACATCAGCTTGCGTTCTGGCAACCATGAGCCCGCTGGCCGGATCTATCTGTAGCTTGATGCAGATATAACAGCGGTTCATGGAGTCATATTTGGCTTTGAGGTTCAGGTAAGGCTGGGAGTCATCGTTGCCTCCGATGAGATCGCCTGACTCAGAAACAGGTTCCAGTCCATTGACATACCCGCGATCAACCTGAACAGTCATCACCCCGTTGAGATTTGATCCATCGACATAAAAAGCCCCCATGAAGAGATTGCTTTTTTGCCTTCGATAGTCGGGAATCTTGAGCGCCTTAGATTCCTTGATGAACCCTGGTAAAATCATGATGATGGGGTATAGAGGATGTTATTCCATTGGCCAGACTGCCACCCCTTGGTGATTTCTAGGTCAGCACCATGTTGAGAGGCGGAGTTTTCTGTCATGAGCCACTCAGAGTATGCCGCAGGCCCGCTGGACCCGGTTGATGAGGGCATCCATCCGATAAGTCTCGCTATCTCTCCAGGGGGTGTATCCGTGAACCCGAAGTTTCCACTAAGGCTGGGGGTCGCGTACGCGCCAATCTGCATGGTTGATGCGCGCAATGTCACCGATGGGGCGAGATATTCCTGAACCCCATACATCGGGTTAATCCCCGAAATTGTGTTTCCGTTCTTGTCGGTTCCACTTCTGGTGCTTGTTCCGGTGGGATCAATCTGCGGCCAGTCCCACTCGCCATAGAGAAGACGACCTCCGTACTTTCGCTTGATTTCAGCAAATTTCTGATGCATCCCGATCGGCTGCCTAGTCAATGTCACAGAAGCGGAAACGACGGCCCCCTGCAAATCACCGGATCTTAAGTCAGATGGAGATGATGGGCCGCCATTGGTAGCACATTCGTAAGTGTAGTGATAGACGCCCAGATGGGCCTCTTGACGCGCTAGTTCTTTTTTAGTGCAAACCCAGTTGGATCCGCCCACGCTAGGTAGAAGAGATTGATCTGGGGCCGCATGCGATCCCGCAAATTCATCAACTTCGATGATGCATGTCCATTTGCCAGGAACGGCAAATTCGCATGAATAAAGCCTGGAAACAGGGTTGCCTATGAGTTTTGCTGGGATAGCCATGGGTTTATCCGTAAATGTCTTCCTGCCACCCACCCGGAGCGGATTTAAGGTAGTGGAGCGTTGCTTGATAGACGGCACCGCGCTGTTGAATTGCAAACCCTCCGTAGAGCCACCCGCTGCCATAATTTGTTGGAAGCTGGGGGAGGTTCCCAAAAATTGCTGATCTAGCAATTTTTCCAACAGATCGCAACTGCAGGTTTGGTAGATCCTTGAAGCTTTTGGCGATGGTATAAGTCATCGATGGATTGAGAAATGACTCCACGTTACTAAATGGATTTAGGTTGGAGACGGCATTTCCGTTAATGTCGGTTCCATTGGATCCACCTCCCTGCACATACTCCTTCCATAGTATTTTGCCTGACCTCATTCCCTTTGCATATTGAGATACCAATGAGGCAATCTTCGGATGGGCAGTGATTGGGTCAGTAGAGAGTCCACCCTCGGCGCTTTGAACCAGGTCATCTTGAACACCAATGGCTCGCTCTCCTTGAAAATAAAAATCAATACGGGCAATTCCATCCCTGAAGTTGGCAACGATACCTGTCAGGGCTCCAAAGAATCCAGGATGCGGAACCTTGGTGAGATCGGGACTGCGACCGTTTTGCATTTTCTGCAAGCGTGTCACCACGACCTGTCGGTAAAATGAATTGGAGACATCCTGACTCACAAACTCAACCAAGTCGTCGTTTCCGCTAAAGGAATTCATATTACTTGTTGTTGTTAAGAATAGTGCGCGCGTAACTCATGCTTTGAGCCGAGTCGCTCGCCAAGGACGCCAAAAGGTTGACCATCTGCTGGTTCAACTGCTCCAACTTCGCCTGTTTGTCCTGAGTAGCTCCTCCGACCATTCCGGCCCATCCAGAGGAACCGCCAATTCGGGCCATGGAGGAGACTTCTGGCCTTCCCTCTTTTTCGATATTTGAGAGAATACGAGAACGCTGCACCTCGATGTCGGCGACGCGCTCGGCGTTTTCGGCGCTCATCCCGTCCGGCCCTGAGGTTAGTTGCTTAACTCTATCAGCTTTTGACATCTGATCCTCGAGCTTGTCGGCTAGGACTTTCGCGCTTTGGGATGCCTCTGAATTTGGTGCGTACTGCTCTTGGATGCGCGCCCCCTGGATCTGCATCTCCACTTGAGATCTATTGTTGCGCTCGGCCCTTCCGAAAAGCGCATCGGCTCGCTGGGCGTTGAGTTGCTGAAGTTCCGCCTTTATGTCAGTGGTTTTTGTATCCTTGGTGACGCCGACCTTGGCGGCTTCTTCATTGGCTTTGCGGACAGCCTCGGCTGTAGCCTCGGAAGGATTTGCTATATTGGCTGCCTCGGCAGCGTCACGAGCTTCAGCGGCCTTGAGCGCCTCTTCTTTTTTGGCGATTTCCTTATCCTGAGCCTCACCTTTAAGTTCGCCCTCCCCTTTAACTCCATACCCGTCCCCCATAAGTTGCTGGGCCTGACTCCCCCTCAGTTCCACCATCTGCCTTTCAAGGGCGAGTCGCCGCTGGGTTGCCTCATACTCTGCCTTGGCTGCATTTTCAGCAATCTTGGCTGCGTTGAGTTTAACCTGAAGGATCTGCTGCTCGGCATTGAGTTTCTGTTGAATCTCAGCCACGGATTGCCCTTCTGTGCCCGCCTTGGCAGCATTGATTTTAGCCTGCTCTAGCTCTTTTTTCTTTGTCTCTTCGTCTGCCCCACCCTTGCTGGCCTGATATTCCTTGGATTTTTGGTCGTACTCCTGAGCTGCCGTAAGAGCGGTTTTAAGCTGATCAACCCGTTGCTTGCTTTCGGCCCCAGCTTTGAATGCCAAGTTGGCCTCATTATCCGAAAGAGTGGAAACTTGAGCCTCCAATGATGCCCTTTGTCCCTCGCGCTGAAGTGCTGAGTCTTTTTCCGCACTCTCCACCTTTGCATTGGTCTTGCTAATTTCTGACTGCTGGCGCTGATCTGTGATCTTTTGATCGATCTGCTCTGCGGTCATGTCGCCTGCGCCGGCTCTGACCGCATTAACCTCGGCTTTCTGTAATGCCTTCTTCCTATCTTCTTCATCAGCCGTTCCGATGCTTTGCTGATATGCAATGGCGGCGGTCTCTCTTTCAACTGCGGCAGCTTTTGCTTGTTCCAGTTGTCTGACTTGCTGATCGGACGATGCGCCAGCCTTAAGTTCATTGTTAGTGTTATTGTTGGATAGATAAGCTAGCTGGCCTTCAAGGCTAGTTCGCTCTCTCTGTTTCTGAAGGGTATTTTCCCGCGCAGCCTTGGCCACCTCCATCCTCTGATTTTGATCCATTTGGCCCTGCATCTGCCTGCGCAACTCGACCGGATCCATGCGCTTGATGGCATCATCTCTTTGCCGCGCCAAAGACTGCGTGGTTTCCGCGGAGATCTGCGACTCATCGCCACCATATCGCTGGGCGATTGTTTGGTTGATGGCCGCAAGTTTTGCCCGTGCGTCTTTTTGGATTTGCACCCCTTCGCTCATGCGACGTGCGTTGGCCTCCTCTTGAGTTTCCCTGACCTCCACACCATCCGACCGCTTGATGACCTTTCGTTCCGCATTACCCGTGAAATTCAGCGCCTGAGAAGCAATAAATTCCTGATTAGCTTTTTGCTCCCTTAAGGCAGTTCGGAGCTCCACTTCTTTGTCCAGGCTTCCCGCCTCAGTGGTCGTTTTTGATTCGGAAAGCTCGCCAAGAGATTGAGTGAAGTCGGAAACAGTCTTAGCGGCATCGACTTTTTTGGTTAGAGAATTTGTTTGTCTTCGCTCAGATTCGATTTTGGGAGCTTCCACAATCGCCTTGTTGTAGTCCCCTTGGATTCGCTCAAGTTCCTTCTTCCCGATTTCGAGACCCATCTCAGGTGATAATGCTGACTGGAGATCTTGTATGCCTTGATTCCGGATATTGCGCTCAAGGACAGCGGACTCGCGAAGCCTTTGGTCCTCTGCATTATCTACGCCAGTACCCTTCGCCATGAGGCGCTGTTTTTGAGCAATCAAGGCGCGCTCCTGAGCGGCAATTCTCTGAGATTTTCCTTCCTCCGCTTCTACACGCGCTTGGTCTTGCCACCTGTCGGTAATGGCAAGATTCCAATCAGCGTTTACAATCCACCCATTTTTACGCCTCTGTTGCGTTTCCCTTGCTTCGGCAAGCGCCTTCTGATTCGTTTCCTTTTCTTGATTAAGATCAGCGATCTGTGCGTCGATCTCGTCAGCTTTTTTCTGTTGCTCCTCGGGGTTTCTTACAAGAGCTATGTCTTTTTGGTTCTGATTAAACTGCGTTTGCTTTGTTGATATGTCTTTTTCGGCCTCTTCTCGGAATTTGTTGATGTTCTTGTAGGCATTGTATGCATCGATCCCCGCTTTCACCAGAGCCGCCCCAAGCAGTGTCAATCCGGCAGTGGTAGTCATCAGGATGCTTGCACCAACTCTCAAGCCAGCCCACAGAACTCCCATTCCTGCTCGAAGGGCAGCCGAACTGCTTAAAACCGTCCCCATGACCGATGCAATCGGTCGCAGTGCAGTTATCAGGAATGAAGCACCCTGGACGATAGCCGAAAAGATCCCACCAGCCGCAACAAGCACCAACGCTTTAAGGGCAACAGTGAGTCCTTTGACAACGGAAATAGCCGCATCTGATGAGAAAATGGCTTCCTTGAGTTCATTCCAGGCACTGCTCATGGGAGCAATGGAATCAGCCAAACCGCTCTGAAGAATGTCTTTAAGCTTCTGGAAGGCGATAGCCGCACGCAGGCCAGCTTTTTCCCCCTCCAAAAACTTATTCCCAATTTCAATATTGCTTGCCTGCTCAAGATTCCTGAGTTGAGCCTCCAAACCAGCCACAGAGTCCCGCATGGCCTCGCTCGCACCCTTGGTGGAATCCATGGCCATCTGCATTGTACGCAAAACAGCAGCCGAAGAGGCACCTGCGGCGGCCATATCCCTGATTTTTGCCGCTGCATTCTGTGTGATGCCACCGAGATTGGCCATATCCTGGGCGGCGCCACTAACGTCTCCGCCCTGTTGGATCGCCTGATAAAACTGCGCATAGGCGGCAGCCACGGCATTTACCGGGGCACCAGATGCGGCAAAAACATCACTGATCTGCCTTATATTGCGCTCGGTATCAGCCGCCGCTCCCCCAAGAACCCTTAGTGTCTTTGAGGCATTTCCAAGCGACTCAAAGGAGACCGCGCCGGAGGCCGCCATTTTGGCCAGAGAGGCCACCTTCTCCTCAGCTTGGGAAGCACTCTGGCCAAGGGCAATGAATTGACTTTTAAGAGTTTCAGCACCCGCGCTTGCCTTCAGTGCCTCCTGAATCTTTCGGGCGGACAAATAGACGCCTATCAGAGCAGTTGTGAATCCAGCGACTTTGCCCAGAAGGAGGTCGAAGGAAATACCCGCGATGATGTCTTTTGCCTGCTGAAGAACCCCCACTGGGGATCCGCTTGTTCTCGGAGGTGCCATAACCCCTAAAGCAGCGGTCAACTTTTTTGACGCTCGCAAACTTCCTGCCAATATTTGACGGGAGCAAGGGCGTTGACCACCTCTTGTGGGAGCTCAGGATGCTCCTTGGCAAGCTCCTTTGCTTTTATCGCAATTTTCTCTCTTCTCTGAATAAGGTTTTTTTGGAAAAACTCCTCATCCATAGGGGTCCAGATGTTGATTTCTGCTCCCTCGCGTTTTGCCAGGGCCACACTCATCCATCCGAGTTCGCCGATCGGCATGTCCCATGCCTCTTTGGGTGATCTGCCGGTGAGGTGGACATAGGCAGAAACCGAATGAAGCGTATCGTCTATTTGTTTTTCCTCCGCATCTTGCAAGCTTGCCTCGTAATGCGTTCTTGAGGCGAGACGGGCATGGTCGGGATCCTTGGTGACCGCATAGAGTTCCTCGTACGCCTCGGCTAGTTTTTTCCGCGAAGAGGATTTTCCTCCCCACAGCTTTGGTGGGCTCGCGTAGTCGTCCAGATAGTCGTAAAACCTTTTTACCTCCTTCTTCCAAGGCGTCAGCAGGTAACGAATTTTCCATATTACGGCACGCACTCCGCGCAAAGTTGTTACATTAGCGGCGTTTGGATAATCCGTAGAGCAAATCTTGGCAGCGGCATAGACATCCCACTTCGATGGACTACCCAGCAGCATCTTTGAGTCGATCCACTCAAGCTGAAGCCGGTGCCAGGTACTAAATGGCTTGAGCTTGATTCCAAAAACACGATGAGGCTTGTGGAGGAACGCCTCCGCAAACCTCTCGTCGAAGATGTAGTGGTGAGATCCCAATTAGAGGCCCTTGCCCGAGACCGAGACCTTCACAAAGTCTTGATTTGAGGCTTCGACCTTGGAGCTCATGATCTTCTGGGTTCCGCCGACGCCGGTGATCCCGCCACCAAGAGCAGGAGCCGAGATCGCATTGGAGTATCCAGAGACCTCGGAAGTGTAGGTTCCTTTGGACATGAAAATAGCGCCCAACTCTCCGTCGCTCTTCTTGGCGCGGGAGATATTGCCGTATTCTTCTCCGGAAGAAACGCTGGTGATCTGGGAAATTCCTGGCACAGAAACGCCAGAAACGCCGATTTCGGCACCATTGAATGTTTGGAGAGCCATAGTATTAATTAGGGTTGATTAGTTGGATGATGCCAGACCTGGGGCTCCCAGAGCCTCGCTCTGGACCTTGCTCACATCCTCGTTGCTGCGAAGGACTGTGGACTTGGTGACGTATCCCGTGGTTCCAGCAAATTCGATTGACTCGCCAAGAGGATCCACTTCGGATCCATATTTCGTTACGGAGACTTTGTGCTCCTCTCCTCCGTAGGCGATGTCGGTGAGTTGGCCGGTGCCATCCACGATGTCGAGATTGACCGTGTAGGATTTTTCTACGGATCCAGAAACGATGTCGACATTTCCTGTTCCAAAAACGAAATCAGGTCCGCCGATTTTTTTAGAAGCAATAGCCATATTTTTTAGGGGTTTGGTTATCCTTATGAGTCGGTGTCAACTGGCGGCCGCTCCAACCTTGAAGGTCAATATCTCGGCGCGCTGCATATCCTTGACCTGACTGGAGAGATTGGCGGGAGAATGACCAAAGATCTCAAGGCCGTTTGCGTCGTAGGATTTAAGAGGGGACTCATCTGCCGTAAGCCACAAATAGACAGCCCCCAGACGGTCCTGCAGTGTTTCTACCGACGCAGAAAACACCGGCCCAACAATTCGGACTTCTAGTTCGATAAGATGTGCCGTAGACCGATGCTCTCCACCCGTCGCAACGACAGAAACATACTGATCGGGACGAGCGACGTCACTTTGCCCCGGAAGCACAGGGACGCCGGCCACTCCAGAGGCATCAAGGGCCGCTGCGATCTCGGACTCAAGAAGTGAGAGAAGTCCTTTCATGCTAGAATTGGGAAGCGGTGCCAGCCGTGGATGCCAGGATGAGTGTCGTAGTCAGCCCGTTTTGCTTGATTTCCACGACGCGATAGTTGCGGCCGGATATGGTGGCCAGGTGTCCGGTCTTTAGAATGCCGCCACCAGCAGCCACGGCATCTTCCGATCTGATTTCGGCCTTGGCCCCCTCTAGTTTCTGAAATCCTCCAGATCCATCGGGAATCGTCTGATAACTCGAAAGAGGGGATACGACAGCAGGGATTGGTGCTCCGTTCAGAAAGATGGTTGATCCCATCTCGGAAAAAAGAGCGGGGTCAGCCAGTGCCATCGCATCATCAAAACTGCTCATGACTCAACGGAAGCGGGTCAACTTTTCCATTAAAAGGGATCACCCTCCGTCCGGGAGGGCAGCTCCGGGCGGAGGGTGATTGGAGGAGACCCTTTCGGGCCTGAGGAGGAATTGGTTGCGGGAGTAGGATTTGAACCTACGACCTTCAGGTTATGGGCCTGACGAGCTACCGGGCTGCTCCATCCCGCGGTGATTGGTCACACAAGAGGCCCGGTCCCCCACCCCTGGGTTACCGGGCCTCCCGATGTGGTTGATTAGTCCTGAACCGTGGCGATCAGGTAACCCGCATTGGGGTTAATGATCTTCTCGACGCGGTTGGAGCGGACGCGAACGATGTCGCCGCGGCGCTTCTCATCGCGATAGGTGTCGGTCGTGAAAAGACCACCCTCGCTGTCGGCGTCCCAGATCATGGTGCGGCCGATACCGCCTGCCTTGAAGTCACCACCCTGGATGTCAGCAAGCAGCATGTAGCCGTTGCCCCACACGGGCTGGATGTTGGGGGCCTTACCGGCAACCGAGACATCGACCGTCTTGCGGGCGATGATGATCTGGCCGATGTTGAAGGCCTCTGCAACCGCCTGGGTGGTGATGTTGGAACCGCCCTGGGTGGTGTTGAGGAAGCCGTAGAGGTAGGTCTGAAGCCTGCGGCTCCTCTTGATGAGGTTCCAGAGGTGCAGGGAGAGGACGAGCGTGTTGGGCTGCTCTCCGACGTTGTTCATCGCCTCGATGGCGGCGTTGAGGTCGGCGGGCACGTCCATGGTGTCCAGGTTGGCGTCCGAGTAGGTCGCCGCGGGATTACCCACGTTGAAGGTGTCGGGATCGAGCACCGTGTTGGCCACCTGAACCTCATAGTCCAGCATGACCTTGCGCATGCAATCCTTGGCGGTGATCACCTCGGCGTCGAAGAAGTTCTTCATCCGCTTCTTGATCACGTCGTCGATGCGCTCCTCATGACCGTATTCCTCGGTCTGATAGTTGTCCCACTCGAACGAGATGTTGCTCTCGTTGTAAGTGCCGGACTGATTGCGCTTCTGGCTCTGCTTGCGCAGGAGGCCACCGGAGGCGATGCGGAACTTGGGATAGCGCCCATACTCCATTTCGCTCTCGTTGACGGGCAGCACAAGCTGTCCGATGAATTGCTCGTCCTGGTGAACCGCCTCCATAAGGACGGTGGAGAGGTCGATGCGGGGAACTGCGTCGGTCGTGTTATACATGGTCGTGTTCGGTTGAGGGTTGGATTAGAGGAGCACGACGTGGATGCGACCGCCGGAGGATCCAGCCGGAGCGGCCTCCCAGGCGACGGCGGCGGCAGTGCCGCCGTTTGCGTGTTCGACGAAGGTGCCGCCCGAGGCGAGGTCGAGCAGATCGCCAGGGGCGACCTCTGCATCGCTGCCGAGCACGATCTCGTGGAGACCGCTGCGCTTGAGGAAGACATCGACGGCCTTGCCCTCGGAAGCCCCGGTAACGAGGACGCCAACGGCGGTGTCGGTTGCTCCCGCCAGGGCGATGCCTGCGGGGGTGATCTTGACGGCCTTATACTCCTGGCCGCCGAGGTTGGAGGCGGCGATGCCGCTGACTACGGGTTGGAAGTTCATGATATATGGTTCCTTGGTTGAGGGTGATTAGGCGCGCTGGGATTCGAGCCAGTCGCGGTGAAGCTCGGGGTTGGTCTTGATGACCGACTCGAAGGCCTTGGCGCGGGACTTGCCGCTCTTCTCGATCTCGGAGACCTTCTGCTCAAACTCATGCACCTTCCCGTCCTTGGAGGTCACGGGGGAGATGGTGCCGTCGGCGGAGAAGGAGAGGACGCGGGTGCCCGTCTTGATCGCGTGGAGGAGAACCTCGTTGCGGGACTTGAGCGCGGCGACCTCGGACTTGAGCGAGGCATTCTCGTCGCTGAAGGCCTTAAGGTTGCCCTCGATGGTCTCGAAGTGATGGGCGACCTCGGCCTCTTCGGCGGCGATGTCATCGCGGGTGAGGCGAGCCTGGAGCATGCGAACCTCGCGGGTCAGGGCCGAAAGGGCCGTGCCAGCCTCGGCTCCGGCAGGAGCGGCTTCACCCTCGGCGGGAGCGCCTTCGGTGGATCCTTCACCCTCTCCGTCACCGGCGGCGTGTTCGGCCTGGAGGGCGACGATGCCAGCGGCATCCTCTTCGGTGATCTCACCAGCGGCGACGAGATCGGCAATCTGCTCCTCGCTCAGGGAGAGAATCTCCTCGAGGGAGGGGCCTTCATCGTGAGAGGCGGCCTCCTGGATTTCGGCGATCTGCTGCCCCTGGGCGGCGACCGTCTCGGTGAGTGCGTTGACCGCAGCCAGGAGATCCGTCAGGGTGGGCTCCGGTGCGCTATTGGGTGTGTTTTTGGGGTCCATAGAGGTTTCGTCATTTGCACGGCCGTCAACTAACTCGGGCAATTTGGCCTCAAGGAGGCCGCTCGGATTAGCAGCGGGGGTTGCGACTAAATCGACGGAAATCAGGGAATCACACCGGGCAGCCATGAGTTTCTTGCCCTCCTTTTCGATCGGCTCGTCATCGCCCAGGAAAGCGGCCGAGAGTCCGACGTTTTTGGGCATGCGCTCGGCAAGCTCCAGGGCCTGGTCGTATTGGGAGTGGCTCTTGAGCAGGTGCCAGTCGGCGCGGAGTTGATTCCCGTCGATCTGGAAGTTTTTGAGGTAACCATTCACGGCATCAGCGCCGGTCTTGTGGTTCCATTTGGTGGGAACGGTGCCCATCTTCTCGGCGCACTCCTTGATCTGGCGGAGCGTCGTCATATCGACTTCCAGATCGTGGCCTCGGGCGGTGATTCCAGCCGTGATGACCGAGACCCCGCGGATAATGCCGTTGGAGCGATCCACCTGGACTCCGGAGAGTCCCAAACCATTGTCAAAAAGATGCTGCTTCATGCCCCCTTGCGGGGGGTGTCAACACCTGCAATCCACCACCAAGAAGGAAAAGGCTAAAGGGTTGTTCCGGCGCTACCCACGCCACCGCCGGGAGCCTCCTCGCCAACCGGGGCTTTGATGCCCCGGGTACGATACGCGCGGATCTTGCGAGAGAGCTGGCTCTCATTGCCGCCGACACGCTCATCGATGGCAGCGACATTACGCTCAGGATCCTGCGTCCCGTAGGCCGCATGCATGGCATCGGGCGTCAGGCCGCTCTCGATATTAGGCTCATACTGGCCGTTGGCATTGCGCGGGCGGCTATCCAGCTCGCGAAGCCGCGAGGAGCGGGAGGCAAGAGAGCGTATCCTGGCTGAAAAATCCTTCTCAGGGGAGCAGCAACCAATCCGCTGACCGATCTTGTAGGATCGAACCTTGGACTGCTCGGCAAGGGTGCCGATCGTCTGGAGGATCCCTTGGTCGCTCACAGTGGAAGCGATCTCATTGATCTCGTGCTGGATTTGCTGCTCTCGATCCTGCAGCTCCGCAAAAAAGTCGGAATTGGACATTCCCTGTAGGAATGCCATGGCCGACTGCTGAACATCCGATAGATTGAGCGCGACACCCTCACCGATCATCAGTTCAACGAGCCTGTCATAAGCAGCCTCATAGGCGCCATAAAGCTCCCCCAGGAACTCGTGATCCTCGAAGAACGATGGGCCGCTGGTCAGATTGTGGGCGTTGTGGGCATAGAGCTGCAACCCTCGGAATAGGGCCGCCAGTTCTGTTATTGCCTCGATGGGCGCAGATCGCTCCATCGACTCCTCTTCAGCGAACGCACGAAGCCGAGCGGATCGAATGGCAAACTCGCGGAGGCGGGGGAGGAAGCTCATTATCGCATGCGGGAGAGGAATCCACGAATCACAGCACCAATACCGCCCACCTTGGATCCAGCGCGGGAAAGCACTGAAGCCTCCTCGCCTGCCTTGGCAGCCCCTGCAAACTTGGCCCCATCGTGGGAAAGAGGGGAGTTGGTGGCCGCCGTAGCGACCGATCCGGCTCCATCACTTGTGGAGGGAGGGTTGAAGGAGCTGGTGAAGCCACCCTTGAAGTCATTGGCCGCAGCACCATAGGCCTGGCCAACGGAGGCACCATTCTGGCCATACTTCTTCATGACGGCCTGATGGCCCAGCACGGCACCAGCACCAAGACCGGCACCCACGGCGGCATCTCGGATGGGATGGCCGTTCTCATCGAGCTTTTCGTCGAAAGACTTGAGTGCGGAGGAGGCGGCGGAGAGCTCGCGGAGGCGATCCTTGGCGGAGAGTGGGATGTAGGCCATCGTTCCATCGCCACCATCATAGACTCGGTGCGACGAGCGTGCGGCGGCATGCTTGGGTAGCTTGGGGACCAAGGGATTGATGGAATCGATATGCGTTTTTAGGATATTCCCATTTTTCCTGATACCATCGATACCTGCACCAATCAGGGGAGCAATTCCAAGAGAAGGAAGAGCGAGCGGCGCTGAGATATACAGTCCCGCATGGCGCTTGAGGTGGCCTTTCACGCCAGGCTCTTTGTAAATCGTAGTTTTGTCCCCTTCTTTCATGGCGTATCCACCAGCCAGCTCCTTCAGGCGATCCTTGGCGGAGAGATGGCGATCGCGAATTTCTTTGGCACGGGGATCGCGGATTCCTTTGATGTATCCGGCAGTTTCCCCGGCGATCGCTCCCCCGAGGCCACCAACAACAGCAGGGAACGCCCGTCCGCCCTTTTTGCCAAGAAGGGCGCCAATTCCAGCACCGGCAGCGCCACCGAGAGCGCCGCCAGCCAGAACATGTTTGGCATCGTGAATGTATCCGTCTTTGTAGGCCTTGGCCTTCTTGCCCCAAGGGGCGTTGTAAGCGCCGACGTTGGCGGTTCCCAGGACAGCATGGGCCACAGGGCCTGCGGCGAGTTCACGCAGGCGATCCTTGGCGGAGAAACGCTTGGCGGCCACGCGCTTGATGGCGGCGAGGGCATCGGATCCAGCGACCTTGTAAGCACCACCAACAGAGCGCTTTACTTCCCGAGGCTTGATAAAGCGACCGTTCTCGCGGCGAAGCGTCTCGGTGCCATACTTCTTCATAATGCCGACATGACCTGCGCCAAGACCGGCGCCCACCAGCGCAGCGCCACCTGCCGCCTCGGCGATGCCGGGGCCGTTGTAGTGGTTCTCAACTCCCGTGAAGGTGCCATCCTTGTCGAAGGCGGGCTCATTTTTGGTCAGAAGACCGAATTCCTTGTTTTTGAACCGCTCCTCATCACGGCCCTTGATTCTTGATCCAGCGAAAGCGCCGCCAATTCCTCCGACAATAGCCGCACGCTTTCCGATATGATGTCCGGTCGCTAATCCGGTAGCCCCGGCAACTGCAGCGGTATTGTTTGGGATTCCGTGAGCCTTCATGGTGGCGCGAATGGGCTTTAAGCCTTTCACTAAAGAACGTGGCGCGGATTTCCCTAGAGCCAGCATGCTTCCGCCAACAAGCGCACCACCTCCGACGGCGCCCAGGCCATATCCCGCGAGAGCACCACTAATTGCGCTTCGGGTCACCGGAGCAACCGTAGGGTATTCTTTTTCCTTGGTGGCCAGTTCCTTGATCTGGCAGGACTTTTCAGAGAGTTCGCGGAGGCGGGAGAGAGGAGTCATGGGTAGAAAGGTTCATTTCCCCTCCACTCGTCAACTTGAGCCCCCGACTCTCGACTCTCGACTTTAGCCCTTCCCCTGTTCCTGATTTCCTAAGTTCCTGATTTGTTTTCTGAACGACTTGACCTGGTGGACGAGTCGTTTCAGATCCTTGGTCGTCACGCGCAGCCGAAAAGGTAGCTTCACTCCCGGGAGCCAGACCACAAGCGACAGCTCGTATTTGATCTCACGGGGGCGCGAGGCGGCCTTGGCCGGGATCATGGATCAGGCGATTTTCTTCGGGAACTTGATGATGTTCGAGACGGGAGCAGCCGCGGCTTTCTTGGGGAAAACGGAAAGACCCGAGAGCTTTCTCGCAGCGACCGCTCCGCCAGCCACACCGAGGAGGCCTGTTCCGACGATGGCCCCCTTGAGCAGGGCCTCGCGGTTTTCCTTCTTCTCATGCCACTCTTTCTGACGGCGGAAGCGGGGACGGCTACCAGGAGCGAAAACCCGGGCACTCTTGCCGCGGGGATCCCGGACATCCCATCCGGCCAGGGTCGCATCGAGGTCGAACTGCTTGAGCGTGCGGCGGAGCTTCGCCCCGAAGAGGCTGACTCCGTGCTTCTGGGTAAAGGCATCTGCCTTTCGGAGATGGGGCATGATGTTTTTCTGGCCAAATCCGGTCTTGGTTGCCACGGCCGCGCCACCAAGGAGGGCGGCACCCGCGGCGGCGGATCCAACGGCGCGGCGAAACCATGCCTTTTCCCATTCGCGCTTCTGGGGCCTGCCAGCCTGATCAATGCGGCGGCCGCGTCCGGCGAGGACATCACCCGTGTCGCGGAGCAGCCCGGTGCCACGGCCACCCCAGCGGTTGATCGCCTTGCCCTTGTTGTAGAATCCGCGGATCGTCTGAACTCCGGTCATGGAGACAGGGCTTCCCGAAGCATCGACCACATCGCCATGGAGGCCATAAGCGGCACGCGTCGGGCTGACAAAACGCTGCGAGTCCCGCTCGCGGGGCTGATTGGAGTAGCCAAATTCCTTAAGGAGGCCGCGAATCTTTGTGGAAAGGTTTTTCCGACCCTCCTGACGGGCAGCAATCTGGGAGTTGTTGATGGCATCTACGAGCATTCCTTCATCGGCCCCCTGATGGGCACCATAGAGAGCTCCAGCTCCAGCGCCGATTGCAGCGGCAGTGGGAGAACCAGCCGTCTTAATGGCATGCAGAGGGCGCCAGGTCTTGGCTCCTTTGGTGAAAGCCGAGGTTGCCTTGGCCCCGAGAGCGCCCTTCTTGAGCGCAACGGCCCCCAGCCCGCCGAGGGCGGCCCCGGCAAGGGCACCGCCCACGGCTGCGCGCTTGGTAAAGGCAGCCCTGTCGTTGGGATCAGGGTTTCCGAGCACTTTGTTTCCAATCGCAGTCCCGCCACCAGCCAGCGCACCCATCGCGCCGGCACCGATCCCTGCGGCATGCAGGGCGGATTTGAGGGATTTCCCTCGGGTCAATAGAGCAGTGCCGCCGCCCAGCAGGGCCCCAGAGGCTGCCCCTGAAAGGGCGGCCTTGATCTCCTGCTTGCGAGGACTCTCGGAAGGAAGGGAAAATTCTTTCTTCTCCTTGCGTCCAGCCGCATAGCCAACCAGGGCTCCACCGGCACCCGCAACGGCCAGAGCAGGAGTTAGGCGCCTTGGCGCCTTGGGAGTGAGGCCAGCCTTCTTGAGGGCAGCAGCGGAGGCTTCCTTGCGGACAGCATTGTAGAGAGGGCGAAGCCTTTTGCCATGCGTGGCTAGAACTTTTCTTAAAACGGGAACCTGACGATGAGCCGCACCCAAAGAAACGCCAGCGTCGGTGGCGTAACGCTCCACATCGCGCCTAATCACCGAATCATAAGCCGCTGGATGGACAAATTGCGACATGGGAGTGGCTCCCGGAACTTTGCGAATGTAATCCCCACGGGAAAACAGCTTGGCCTTCTTGGCTAGGATCGCACCGGCGGCACCCACCCCGGCAAGGGTGGGAAGTGCCTCGGCGCGCTTGGCCCAGCGGGGGCGATCCCCGTAGATGTCGCGATGCTTGTCGGTGATGGCGCGAACGGCGAGGACGCCACCCATACCGGCTGCGGCACCCAGGCCCGAGCGGACCAGGCGCTGCTTGAGAGTCGATCCCTTGCCGTGAGTAAGCCACCCGGCAGCGGATCCGGCCATGGCGGCGTTGTTGATGTTGCGGTCGCGTCGGTCGAGGTCACTCTCCCGCACGGTCTTCACGAATCGATCGTGAGCGGTCTTGCCGGTCAGGGGAACCCCATCCTCGTCGGTCTTGAGGGAGAAGCGTTTCATAAGCGGATCCCTGGAAGAGAGGCGGAGGATTTTTCCAATCCATCCCTTGCGGAGATTTCCGGCAGCCGATTCCCCGTGAGCGAGCACGGCACGGATGGCGCGGGCCGTAGGCGTAACCTCATCGGCCGCCTTTCCCACCTTGAGCCCTGCATGGAGAACCCCCGCTCCTGCAGCAAGCGCTCCGGCACCTACGGCCCCATCACGCAGCTTCTCGGAACCGGAGTGCTTTTCAGCAAATTCCTTGTTGGGATTGGCAGCCTTCCAAATTGAGTGGGTGCGCTTGACGGCGGCTTTCTCACCCTTGGTGAGATTGGGATTGCGGGCGAGATCGCGGAAAGAGGCATCTCCCGCCTTGTAGCGGGCCTTGGCGGCAACGGTGGCTGCCTTTGCCCCCTCGGCGGAGCGGGCTTCCCCGGCGACACGGGCATTGCGACGCGCAGCCACGATGCGGTTGGCGGTGGAGCGCTGGATGGCGACTTTCTCAGCCGCACCGACAGTGCCACGGAGTCCACGACCGGCCAGGGCGAGGCCCCCGGCGAGACCCGCCGAGAGGATTCCAGTCTTGAGCAGCTCATGACGCTCCTCTTCGGGAGTCTGCGAAAATTCCTTCACCTTCTGCAGGAGCGCGGAGCAGTTCCAGCGCTTGAGGGCGGCACCCTTGGGGGTGAGCTTGCCATCCTTGGAGGTCGGACCCTTGACGCCGCTCATGCGGGCGCAGAAGGATTCGCGCCTCTTGGCCGACTTGCTCCCCGGCTTCAGCTCGGATGGCTTCTTGGTGACGGGCCGCTTCAGGTTCGATCCGTTCTCGCGGTTGTATTTCTCCCTGAAGGAATCATTAAGTCCCCCGGTGCGGGCATGGCGCTTGGAGTTGTATCGCAGAAACGGCTTTTCAAATTCCTTCATGCCCTTTTCCCAAGCGGTCAACTCTTGAAACCATTTGGTGATCCCGCCTTTTTCAACTTGATACTTGGTGCTTCGGTAGGCCCCCCGAAGTGTTCTCTTGAGCCGATCGAGGAGGGGGCGGTCTTTGTTCGGGGAATTTTTCCCGAGGAACTGGTTTTTGTGAGCGGCTAGTTCTTCCGCAAAAACCGATGCAATACTGCCAGGAGGACCGCCCCTCCTTTGCTGAAGAACGCTATGAGTGATTTCGTGCTTCCGGATGCCCCGTTGGGCATTGTGGACTAAAATTCCATAGTCGGAATCCCCAGCCGACGATCCCGAAGGTCGCGGAATGACATTTCGCAGGGAGTGCTCGGGAGGGATGGAGATAAGCCCTCCTTCACGAAGCCGCCGCTCGGCGAGGCCTCTCCTCTGCTCGAAGGTGTCAGAGGGATGCTTGGGAACGATGGCTTCTGCCCGCTCTTTGTAAATACTATCAATGGATTTGGGAGGATCCTGTTGAGCATCCTTTTCATAAGCGGAACGAAGAGTGGTTGGGTGGGCATAAGATCCAAGAGGCTCGGACGGCGGAGGTGGGCGGCGATCGATCGCGGGACGAATGTACCCCTCCGGGATCATCCGGGCAAATTCTTTTAGTCGCCCCAGAGCCTCCAGGACATGCTCAAGAGAGGAGGCGCTCATTCTTCAGAGTTGGTTGGAGGATTCTCGGGAGGGGTGGAGGCATCAGGCCTCGGAGCCGGGCGCGGCACCATCAGCTCGGCATCCTGCGGGGCTATTCCGTAGAGGGTGACCAGCGTGGCCACTGCGGCCTTGCGATCCATGGTCCCCTCCCCTGCCTGCTTGAGGACTTCGAGCAGAGGCTTGGTGTCTGCCCCTTGAGGGACAAGCCCCTGGGGCGGAGGTGAAGGAGGTGTATTGATAGCGGCCAGCGTCTGTGTCGGGTTGGTAAGGCGGGCGGTAATCAGCTCGATCGGAACCTGAGTCTCGGCGGCTAGGCCCTGATAGAACTTCACCTCGCTCGCAGCACGGCGGGCGACATCCTCAAAATTGCCGCCGTTGTCGCTGATCATGTCGCTGACCGTAATGACTCCCGCATTAAGAAGCGCAAGCTTGGCCTGCACGTCGTTGCCGTAGTCGCCGGTAAGCGTGGCACCGAATCCCCAGCGTCCCTGCCTCCAGTTGGGGTGGAATCCGAGTTGTCCGGTCGCAATGGCGCGGGAAAGCACCCGGTCACGCACTGGATTGAGAGCCTGGGCGACAAGGAGCTTCTGCAGGCGGGCGATGGCACGGGTGGCCTGGGCAATCTCGACGCGGCCGGTATGACCGGAAAGGGCGCTCATGTCGTAGAGGAATCCATACGGCATGTTGAGCGGCTGGCAGATCGCCCGAACCGTGGCCGAGTAGAGAGCCATGAAGGCGCCCGAGGGACGGGTCGTTCCCGGGGCAAACTGGATCTTCTCACCCTGGACAAGCCGGAGAACCTTGCCTGCCTTCATGGAGATCTCCGAGGGACGGCTTGCGCCGGAGGATCCACCACCAGCAGTGGCGTCGGAGGTATTCCAGGCGCTGTCGTTGCCCGGCTTGTAGGGATCGTCGGTGTAGATCATGCCTGCATGGCCGACCTGCCACTTGGCGGCCTGCATCTCAGCCGAAGCAATCTCATAGAGGTCTCTGGCGGGGGCCAGGGCTGCCGCGAGGGCGCTCACGCCCCGGTATTGATCAACCCTCCAAGGGTCGAAGATGTGCAGGAAGCTATCTGCAGGAACCTCATGTTCAAAGGTGACATTGGAGGTGATACGATCGCGCTTGTAGATTGCGTAGGAGAGGACACGGCCCACCTCGTCGATATTGACGCCGCCGATGCAGAGAGGATTGCCCGCGTCGGCGGGATTGAGGACGTTGCCGATGCGGTCGGCCTCGATCGGCTGGATGCGGATCTGGAATTCCCCCGCCTCCTCGACATCGACCATGTTCCACCCGTGATCTCCATCCACGAGCATGGCCGTCTCGGCCATGCGCAAGAGCTGGCCGAGTTGATGGCGGCCGGTCACATCGCACCGCTCGCCCCACTCGCGCATGAAGGCCTGATACTCCCCGTCGGCCACCTTGTCGCCCGTGGAGGCGATGTAGAGGATGTCGTCGGTGGCATACTGGACGATCCGGGAGACCATTCCCTGGAGAATCCCGAAATTGCGGTGTAGATCCCGGGCATCCCAGAGCAGCTCGATGCGGTCGCGCCCCATGCGCCAGCTCTCCGAGGAGGCGTTCTTCATGCGCCCCCCGGATCCGCCGCGGCGGCGTCCAGGGTTGGCAGCATCATGGGAAAAATACTTCAGGCGGTCGCGCGCGATGGCGCGGTGGAGCGCCCGCTCGGGGGCGATGGAGGCGATGGTGCGTTCGAGCAGGTTCATGAAAGTCAGTTGCCGGGGCCGAAGTTGGAGAAGTCCGGCAGCGCGACGGACGGACGGCGCGACCCGATGGTGCGCTCATTGCGGATGCGGATGGCTGCCTGGAGGCGATCCTGGACGAGCCTCAGATCCTTGGTGTAGCTCTTCTCGCCCGAGGTTTGCTGGGTGTAGAGCGTCGCCTGATTCTTCAGGGTTGTGATCTCGGTCTCGATTTCCGCGGGCGTGTAGGCCCGGTAGATTTCCATCCATTCGCTTGATGCCATGACCCACTTGCGAGTGGTCAACTTGTTGGCGAAGTCGAAAGTCGAGGGTCGAGGGTCGAGCGACAACGCGACGGCGTGCTAATTACCGATTCGGTAGGTTTTGGTAGTCGGGCGGTAATTGCCAAAAATGACACCACCAGCTCCAGGGGAAATCAAATGTTAGAAGGCCTAAAAAGCAAACTAACAACTCCGATGGATAGCGCCACACAACATTTTTTAACGGGCGGATATTTAGTTATACATAACTATGTATGTTTGTGGATTTCTCCTGGGCGATTTTTCCCGAAAGATTTTTCGGGATAGGGGGCGAAGATTAGGGGTGATATTCCCTTAATAGTGGAAAGGGAAACGGATTTTTCCCCTTAGTTTTTCCGAAAGTTTTTTCGGGAAAATGGGCGAAGATTAGGGGTGATATTCCCTTAATAGTGGAAAGGGAAACGGATTTTTCCGCTTTCTTTTTCCTCTTAAAAATGAGAAATTAAGGCCCTATGAAAAACAAAAAAGAAATCCAAGAAATCCAAGAAAACGCGCTCCCGATTGCCTTTGATTCTTCAAAGGAAAAAACCTTCAAGGGGGCCTTTTCTCCCGTGAAGATTAGAAGGGGGGAGAGACGCCTTTCCTCCCCTTCCCCCGAAGCTTCCCGCCTTGCAATGTCAATCTGTCACCGCTTGGAAAATCCCGATTCTCCCCGCGCTTGGCTTGCTAGGATAAAGGAAGGGAAGCAAGGGCAAGCGAAGATGACGCGGGAGAAATCCCTTTCCATGAAACCGCATCGCCCCCTATCCCTGCAGGATAAGCAGGACGTGTGCCAGGAAGTTTTTGCCATGCTGGCAATGGGAATTGAACCTGAAACGCTCTATTTTTTCACCAAAAAGGAAGGGGAAGAGCTGCAGGAAGTCGCGGGAATTTCTCTCATCTTCCGCGCTTGTCGCGACTTGTTAAAGATGAACGGGGGAAATCATGACCTTTCCCGCCGCGACTCCATAGACGACTTGGCGATTTTGCGCCCTTCCGCTCTTGCTATGCCTCACGCAAGCGAAGAGGAACGGGAGCGGGAGAGAATCGCCCTTGCGGATAAAATCCGCGCCTTGCGGAAAAGGGCCTTTTCCGCTTTCTCCCGCGATTCTTCCCGCCAAAAAAGGCAAAATCTAAAAAGCGCGCTTTCCATTATTCGTCACCTTTGCGCATCACTTAATGCGGGAGGGGCCTTGCGCCCTAGGCAATGGGAAAACGGAAATCATGCATCAAAGGATAGGGAAAACGCTTTTTCCCGTTTCCGCTCTTACATTTCCGCCGCGCCCTCTTCCCTTGCGGAAGAATTGCGCGCCAGCATGACGGCCCTGAGCTGATTTCATAGGCCCCCGAAAGGCGGGAGGGGAGAAATCCCTTCCCGCCTTTTTTGTGTAGAGACCACTCCAACCGACCTTTTTTTATGAAAATTCAATCCCATCAGAAACTTCAACAACCCCAGCGCACGCTCGAAGAGTGGGCACCCGAAGAGGCCGCCCCCTGGGGCCGCCGCGACGACGTGCGCGAGGATCAGGCGCGACGCGCCAAGATTTACCTCGCCCGCCGCGCCAAGAAATCCCAAAAGCCCGACCGCTCCGCGGCTGTGCGCGAGGGGATAGAACGCGCCTATGCTTCCTTCATGCTTAGGAAGCAAGGCATTTTCGCCTGACAATTTTCAGCCCAGAAACCCCGGCAGGGGGACGCGGCTAATGACCATGCATGGGGCAAAAACGGCAAATTGCCGCCCCTAACCTTGGCGCCGCGAGGGAGGCCGATAAGTCCCAAGCCACCGGCACGCGCCCTCGCCTCACCCCCTGCGCGGGGATTTTTTTTGGACGGGTCACGCCGTCCGCATTTTTCACCATGAAACGAGATCCAAAAGTCATCTCCATGACCAGGCTGTTCCCCTCGGGGGCCTGGGAATGCTCAACGATCCACAAAGGGTATCTGACACGCAGGGTTTACTACTTCTACACAAAGCGCGAAGCCCGCGCCGCGTTCCTGTCCGAACTGAAATCACTATGACCACGACACGCCTTTACTACTGCGTCAGGGCATCCCTTTTGGAAGGGATCGCTCCTTGCTCGGATGAGGAATTTGACCGGCGATGCCGCGTCCTGCACTACCTGCAGCGTCGGTTGGAACGCCTAACAGCCTCACAGTCTTCAGCCTAACCACCTATCTCCATGACTGAACCCATCACCGCCACCTTTGATCCCAAGAAAGGAAAGGGCATGAATGCCAAGGCCCACCGCAAGGAAGGCAAGTGCTTCTTTGAGTCCTACGCGATCCTCGATCCAGACCGCCTTTGGGAACGCGCAGAAGGCAATGAAGCCCCCTCGACAGTCGAGATCCGTCTCTATGGCACCGGCAGCAAGAACTACGCCTGCCTCTGGGTCGGCAAGGAGCCATGGGGATGGGCGAGCGGATCCGGATCTGCCGGAGGGTGCGGCTATCACCGCCCCAGCGCCGCCGCCCAGGAGGCGATCGACAATGCAGGATTCACCCTGAGCCGTCCGATCGACGGACGCGGGGAGGCGGCGATCGTCGAGGCTCTCTTTGCCATCGCCAAGCTGATCGGCGTCAAAAAACCGATCCTCTTTCACGCCAAACAATGACCACCCATCACGTCGTTCCGGCCTCCAAGGAGGAGGCTGACAAGATCCGCGTGGCGCGGGGATGGCCATCCTTCCGCGAGTGGAAGAAAAACCATCTCCAAGCCATCGCCACCAATAAGCTCCGAGGACGCACTGAGCTGGTCGAGGTGCTGGAGCGCGAGTTTTACCAATACATCCGACCCCACCTCTAACCGCCATGACCACTTACAAAATCATTCGATTCCATCGGGACGGGGAGCGCCGAGTCATCACCGAGGGACTGACCCTCGAAGAGGCCCGGGAGCACTGCAATGACCCAGAAACCTCCTCGCGGACATGTTCCGTTCAGGCCGCCGTCGAGGAGGCCTCCCTGGGCGATACCAGCCCATGGTTCGACGGCTACGAGGAGGAATGAGTCATGAACTGCCCATCCTGCGAGTTAATGGTGATCCAAGGGGTCATCTGTCACGAAAGAGGATGCCCCGACGACCATCTCTTCACCACCCAGGAATGCAAGTGGTGCGGGACGGAGTTTCGACCCGCCGAGTGGCAGCGTGATTACTTCTGCTGCGCTTCGTGCGCCGCCTCCCATCACGGACTCCCCGAACCCGAATTTGACGAATCCTACGCACTACAACCCGACTGATCATGAGCCACACCATCGACACCATCGAGTATCGCGGTTGCACGATCCGCATCGTCTCCGACGATGACCCGATCAATCCCCGCAAGGATTTTGACCATCTGGGCAAGATGGTCTGCTGGCATCGCCGTTACGATCTTGGCGATGAGCAACCCAAAGAGGACGCCGGTGAGTATCTCTGCCGTCTGGCCTCCGAAGCGGACGCTGACTTTTCCAAGCTGAATGACCTCTATGATGAGGCACTCCGACGCGGCAGCAGCCGAGCATGCGAACGCATCAATCGTCGTCTGGGGCGCGAGCGCGAGCGCATCCTTGCCGAGCATTTCGTCATCCTGCCGCTCTATCTTTACGATCACTCCGGCATCACCATCAGCACGGGATCCTTTTCGTGCCCGTGGGACAGCGGCCAGGTGGGATTCATCTACGTCCCGATCTGCCGTCTTAGCCAGGAATGGGGCGAGGCCTTCCCCGACGGCCACACCGCCCAATCATGGGGCAGGAAGATTCTCGAGAGTGAAGTGGGCGAATACGACGCCTACCTGACCGGCGATGTCGTCGGTGTGATCGCCGAGGATGAGGAGGGGGAGGAAATCGATTCCTGCTGGGGATATTTCCCCGACGAGAAAGGCCGTCACGATTACGCGATCGTCGAGGCGAAACGTCACATCGACTGGCATCTCAAGGAGCAGGAAAAGCTCCAGACCGACCTCTGCTGCAACATCTAACCTAACCAACAATCATGGGAGAATACGCCATCAGAAAATCCGACGGATCCAATATCAAGATCGGCACCATGGAGGACATGTATTACCTCCGCGCCGATCAGATAGGCCGGATCCAGGGGCAACGCGGCAGCGTCGATCCCTCTGACCGGAAAACGGCGGAGAAACTACGATTCCGATTCCCCTTCCCATGGGAGGATGACATCGCCCCAGGAGACTTCGCCGATCACAACTTCGGCCTCTCCGTTCACGGGGCGGATCTTCCCGAGGAGATCGATCACTATCCGATCCAGTTTGCCAATTCACGCGGCCTTCTCGTCTCCCTCCCCTGCCCCGAGGGCAAGGAGGGCAAGGCGAGCGGCCTGAAGTTCCACTACAACGGCTACGGAGGCAAAGTCCGCATCGTCCAGCAAAAGCTCGTCGGCGATCGGCTTGTGCTCATCTGTGAGTGTGGATCCTGCGGGGCGAAATACAGGCTCCCCGAATTGACCGATGCCGCAGACATCATCGCCCGCCTCAACGAAGAGGCCGATGCCGCCGACAAGCGTGCAACCGAAGGAGGAGCGGCACTTCGCGCCATCGTCCAGCGCATCGTGGACGGCTACACCAAACCCAACTATTGGAGCGTATGAGCACCACCGATACACCTACCGACACCCTCTCCGCGGCCCTGCCGTGGTTCCCTGGATTCTACGAGTCCATCCTAGACAGTCTGATGGATCGCACCATCGAGATGGAGATGGAGCATACCGGCGAGACCTACGAGCAGGTCATGGATCGCTACTCCTACCCGATTGCCATCGATGCCCTTGCCAAGGGCTGGGTCAAGGCCTTCTCCAAGGAGACCGGAATCCCGATGGAGTTCGAGGAGATGATCTCCCCGCGAGAATACAACTTCACGACCGATCGCGTCTTCGTCCGCATCCCCGTCGATGCCATCGAGAAGATCGCCACCGAGATGGATGACAAGATCCTGCGCGAGACGATCCGCAAGAATCACTCCAGCTATGACGGCTTCATCAGCTTCTACGCCGATGACCTCGATGACCCCCTCTGGCAGAAACCCGTCCGCGAGTGGGATGCCAACCAGCTCGGGACGCTTCTGGAGGCCAAGCTCCTCCAGGACGAGCACGAGCGCGATTACATTGAGGACAGCATCTATTCCGACCTCTCAATGTGGTTTTACGAGGACACGGGCTGGATCAAAGAAGCTCCCGAGAAGGAGGCCCCATGCGCGACATGATCGAAGACATCTTCGGGGCCGTCGGCCTCTTCATCCTCATCTATGTGGTTTTCATCCTGATATGAGCAACCAACACACACCCGGCCCGTGGGCGATTTCCAAGTGGGCCAATCATTACGACGATTACTCGGTCTATTCAGAAATTGACCCTCAACGAAACATAGCCAACTCCGTCAGCGGTAAAGCCAATGCCCTTCTCATGGCGGCCGCACCCGATCTCCTTTTCTCCCTGCAAGAACTCGAGGAACTCGCCCGCCGCCAACTCGACCAATCAGCCACCCACGAGGGGCTAGAGAACTGCCTCGCACTGGCCGAGGCCCGCCGCGCCATCGCCAAAGCAATCTACCCATGAGCTCACAACATGCACCCGGGCCGTGGACGGAAGACCCCGAAGGCGAGATAGCTGTCTGCATTGAGGACGCGAACGGAACCGTAATTGCAACGGTTCTAGGACCTGCCAACGAAAACCCCAATGCCCGCCTCATTGCCGCTGCACCCACGATGCTGGCGACCCTGCAAGCCATCCTGGAGTCGATGGGCGACACCTACGAAGCCAGAGATAACGACGCTGAAAACCTACACGATCTCGTCGAATCCACCATCCAACTCGCCACCAAATCATGAGCAATTCCCTTCTAACAAAGACCTCCAATCATCAGATTGGTAAGTATCAAGTGCAGTTGTTTTGGCGAGTCGGAGATCCTTGGTGGCCTCATGCCTTTGAGGTTACCCAGGCCGAAACGAGCAATCTGAACGGCTATTACGCCGAGGGATCCCTCGAAATCGAGGACGACATCGTGACCGGCTATGACGGGGTGTATTTACTGCCGCTGCCTGTAGCCATCGCCCTTGCCGATCTGGGATTGGGATTCGCCCCGTTTGTCTTCCCCGCCGAACTGGCAAAAAACCTTCTCCGATTGTAACCCATGAAAACCTACGAAGTCGGCATCCGCGCCACCGTTTGCAAGCGCCTCAGGATCGAGGCCGAGTCCGAAGAGGAAGCCATCGAGGCCGCTCACGAGCAGTTCAGCGTTCTCAATGACGACATCCCAGAAGACTACGACCAGGAAATGGATTTCTGCCGCGAGATAAAATGATGAAAACCTATATCTTCAAATCCTACTGCACCGGCTACTGGCCCAGAACTTACACCGTCCAGGCAAAGTCCGAAAAGCAGGCCATTGCGCTAATTGAGGATGGCGATTGCCTCATCGAAGACGACCTCCTCGATGCCGAATGTACCGATGAGCATGAGCGGGAACTCGTCTCTTCTTACAAAAAATGAACCCCGCTTTTTTCAAAACTTACCCCAACCCCCTCCACAAAAAGAAGTCCCCCACGGAGGTCCAGGTCTTTGACTTCTTCGAGATTCAGTCGATGCAGGAATTTGCTGACCCACGAGGCGGCACCAATGTCGAACCATATCACGGCGATGACTCCGGCGAAGACATGCGCGAGGGGGACATCTTCTACGGCATCTACGGCCACTTCAAGACCGGCGGCGCCGTCCACTTTGCCGACCGCTCCACGCCCGAGGAGGCGGAGCTTCTCCTTCAAATGATCGGAGTCATTTCATGACCTTCAAGATCCAAACCGCCGGTGCCTACGGATGGGGCGATGTCAAAGTCGCCTATGACGACAGCGAGGACTATGAGGACTGGCACTTCAAGACTCGAAAAGAGGCCCAGGCGGAACTCGAAGATTTCCGCCAGATCGATCCCGATCTCTCCGACTACCGAATCGTTCCAACCACAACCCCGTCAGAGGAGGACTTTTATTCATGACAACCGCGATATCCACATCAGAAATCGAATCTAACATCAGGAAAGCAGCCCTCAAAGAAGCTCAGGACGCATGGGATAATCTGCATGAAGAGGTCGTTGAAAACTTCCTTTGCCTCATGAGCCAAACTCTCAAAGAGGATACCTACGGGCGGCGTATCCTGCCGCATCGGAAACTGGGCGATACTGTGCCTACCTTGGCAGTTGTTAGGCACATAGGCGACGATTCACGAAGGAATCGGATCGATATTCCCAAGTATTCTTACCACGACGATTGCGGCATCAAACGCGTCGAGTTCCATCCCCTCGTTCTTAAAGAGGAGATGAAAGAAAGTTGGATTGCAAAAGAATGCGACCGCCTGGCCGCCCTCAAGATCAAGCACCTCCTAGAAAGCGTCGGCGTGATCTCTTGACGATCATTAATACCCCTTCAATTCCATGACCACCAAGCACCCATTCCAGAAAGTCAACGAGGACTCGATGCACATCGATTACGAGGCCTACATCGACCTGCCCACTCTCGATGGTAAGGAGCGCGCTATCGTCGTGCGACTAAGCTTCGATAAGGAAAAGCAGTCGGCATACTCCACCCTCACCTATGAGGTCGATGGGAGTCATACCGATCTCTCAGCCGTGTCGGAGGATGGCATCACCAGGAATCTCTACAACGAGATGACCGGCGCCCAGATCCCAAAGGTGGTATTCAATCACCGCGTCTGCCTTCCGGCCGACATCTGCGTGGATGTCATCAGTGATCGGAAGCTCACCCTGATCGAGGCTATCAATAAGGCATGGGATAACTTTCCCTGCGACGGGGCCGACATCGAGGGTGCCGAAAGCGGCAGGGTTTATGTTGTCGAGCGTCTTGTTTGCCAGAGAGCCGGACGCATCGAAACCATCGACACCGAGGAAGTATGACCTTCGAGGAATACCAAGACTCGATCACAGCCAAGCAGGACGAACTCACCGACCTGCTGCTCGAACTCCGAAAAGAAGAAGGAGAAGCCTTTGTGAAGCAATTCCTTCGCATGGCGATCGTGAACTATGTCGCCGAGGCCACCGGAGCCGAGGAGGGAGAAGACCTCTTCCGCGAAACCATGAGCATCGCCGACGCCATCACCACCCCTTGCTACCTTCACCAATTACCACCCAAGAATTTCTTCAGAAGTTTCCCGAGGTAAAGAAAATCAACCGCAACGTACTCGAAGACATCGCGTGCCCTGAATGCGGCAGCCGATCAGAGTTTGCAATCGAATACAACAGCATCGGAGTTTACGGTGATGACGGCTGCGCCGATGGCGGCGACAACGAATTTGCAGAGAATGGTTACTGCCGCTGCGAAGAGTGCGATCATGAAGGCGAGATTCACAAATTCACCTTCCCTGGACTGGATGACTCTTTGCTAGACAAACATCCGTGACCCCATGCGCCTAAAAGTCTCACAGCCTAAAGCCTAAACACCTATTCCATGCCGACCCTGACCCACCCGATTGCGAAACGGAGCACCTCTGCTACAGTGGGCTCCATGAACTTCCTCTACATCTACCGCCATCTGGGAACCTGGTGCTATGATGACCCGCGTAGTGATATTATCGCCGAACCGTTTGTCCAGGGAGCCGACAAGATCATCGATCATGCCTTAGCCGGAGAGGGTTTCTCGCCAGATACCGAGCTGGTCAAGCTCTACTGGAATACCAAGCCACGATGGACAATCGAGCGTCTGTCCTCGGAGATCCGCAACGGAGAGGAGTGGAATCACTACAGACTTCTTTACACCGACATCACAGGCTGGCTCTGCCCGCAGCTTCTCGCCTTCTTTTCAAAGGCCCCCGAGAAGCTCGATTTCTGCCTCCAGAAGCTCGATGCGAAGGACTTAGAGTTCCTGCGAGGGTTTCCGAATCATTGGAATAGCCCGGTGCGTCATATCGTGCCGTTTTATGTTCCTGACCCAGGGGTTTGATTCCTCGGCAAGGGATTGCCGGATTGCGGGTCGATCAATCACGAATCCGTTGGTCGAGTAGGATTTGGCTAGTTTCTTGGTTGAAACATTACCCTGATCGCCGCGAGCGCCATGAGCCTGGGCAATCGTCGTTGCCGTAAGACCACGATGATCCAAGTGAGGGATGATCGTTCTCCTGATTTTTAGGGAATCTCTGATTCGATCAGCTTTGCTTTTTCTTACCCCACTCCAGATCTCATCGATATGAGCCGTGGTTCCTCGCCGGTGATACTGAAGGTAGGAATCCGTTTCCCGTGAGATATTGATCGGCTTGAATGCGGCGATCTCCTTGGCATCAACCGGAGTCGTTCCGGGAGAAACGATGTGAATTTTTCTGGCGCGGTCGATGGCTCCACTGCCCGCAAACAAAGGATCGCGAGTCACCAAAAGTCCGTTTCGCAATTTGATTGCAAACTCCGACAGTCTCTCCAATCGCTCCATGAACGTCATCACCCACCACATCATGTCAATTCTATGACCCAATTCTCCTAACAGCCTACAGCCTAAACCCCTACTCCCATGACCACCACCCACACCACCATTGCCGCAGGCAAACTGCTCAACTTCGACCGGAGCAAGCCCGATTCCAAAGATCTAGTGGAGGTATTTGACGAAAACAACAACAAGTGCCGGATGACCATTGCAGAGGCCGAAGAGTTTCACTCCATGACCGGCAAGGATCCCACCGCGGCGGACATTCTCTCTCCGGAGGTCTTCGACGAGCTGATCGGGTGGCTCCGCGAGGAGGAGCTTCTCGAGAAGGAAAAGACCGATCCGAGGAATGGCATGCTTGCGCCGCCAACCCCAGCAAATCGGATAGATGAGCGCTACCGAGGAGCCGCCAGGGAATATCATGCCTCAACCGATCTGCAGATCGACGATCATGCCATCGTTTCCCACGGTGAAAACGGGGCCTGGGTTCAGGCATGGGTCTGGATCGATGATTGTCATATCATACCCAACCCGACTTTCTGATTTATGAGCACACCACACACCATCCCCACCGACAAAGGCCCCCGCGACATTTGGAGGGAGCTGGAATCAGCAGACAAGAATAACCACCCAGAACCCGCTGGACGCATTGCCTTCAGCTTCACCGTGACGCTGGAGGCGGCTCCCGGAACGCCCGGGATCCCCACACTCGACCTCAAGCGATCAGCCCGTGAGGCCGTCAAGAACGCCATGCGAAGAGCCTACGAGGAAGGATTCACCCACCCCCTCGAAGGCGAAACCGAACTCCACATCGTCTCTGTAGAATGAGCACCGAAACCACCATCCAACCCACTTTTGAAGAACTCGGGTATCCTGCCCTGGAGTCCCTTGAGTCATGGATCGTCGATAATATCGACGGCGACTCGGAGATCTTCTTTGAGGAAAAAGAAGACGGATCCCAAGTCGATTCCCTTCAGGTTCACGAAGACCTGAATTTCCTTCAGGAAAACTACGCCAGAATGCTCGATTTCATCGAGACGGTAGCCTCCGGGAACACCGAGATCGAGGCCCTGGAAAACCATGCCAGAAACATTCTCGACACCATATCTCACGCGGGAGCATAAATCAGCTCACAACGACACCTCCTGTCACCCCAACCCACCCATCATCACCACCCAATGAAAGCCCTGCTATTCTTGCTCTGTCTGACCTCCCTAGGAATAGCCAGAGACTCCCGTGACGGGATCAGATACCAGTGCCCACAATGCGGCCAGGTTGAGTATCACCCTCATCCTGGATACTGGCGCTGCAGCTCCTGCAGGACCCGCATGATTTACAGCCCATGAATACCCCCATCCTGCGCCGCTTGATAGCCCGATGGTGCGCCAGATATGAACCAGAGGGAAATTTCGTCCCTCAGAAATACAAGGATCACTCCATGGGTCTGATCATCGGAGTCAGGGCGGTTTGCCTGGTCGGGTTTTTCTTAACAGGATCCTGCCTGTGGACTTGGCTTATCTGGTGGCCGATCATCCTGGCATTCAATAGCGAGGATTTTGAAAAGGTCTATGAGGAGTATTGGGAAATCCGAATCAAAAGAAAACTCACTCTCACCGAGGCGGCCTACAAAATCAGCAATCTCTTTGCAGATAGGGCAATCGAGTGGCTTGAAAATAAAGGCCGAAAGAAATGAATGCACGCCACCCTCCCAATGAAGAGGATCCCGAAGATGTTCGGAGATATTCCCCTGATACCAACCCAAACCTACACGACAACCCAATGATCAAACCCATCCCCGTAGAAAACGACGATAATCTGGCCGAGCGCATCATGCTTGATGAACTTACCGGACGCACCAACAAGAGCGAGGAGCAGCTTCACCTCGAGCTAGAGCGAGAGCTTGCCGAATCCACTTCCGCTATCCGCATCGATCCAACCAATCCCCCAAAAGAAATCTGCTGGGTTGAGGTTCCGGCCAAGGTGACGGTAGCCCTACGCAACATCATAGCCTCCAACGACCTTCCCATCGACGATCTCACGCGCGACTGGCTCGAGGCGGAGGTCGCCGATCACAACGGGGTTTCCGCCGAGCATATCGCCGCCGATGACTGCATCATCCGCACCGGCAAGTCTTGGCGCTATGTTCCCGAGAGCGCCAAGTCCAACACGGGTTTTTCTTTTTACCCTGAACTTTGAAATTAACCAACCCACACCACCACCCATGAAAACCGAGTTCACCATCGACAAGGACACCAACCAGCTCCTCATCGCGATCCTCCTGATCGCCGTGGCAATCCCCCTCCTGATGCGCGGCGTCCGCCAGGGCAATCTCCTCCTGATGACCGGCATCACGCTGATGCAGCGCTATTTCTCCCTTGAGGAGCGCATGGGAGAGTTCGCTGAGTCGATCATATCACTGTTTGGACGTAAGCAGGCGTAGGATCCCCCTGATCCAGCGAGGCCTCGAGCTTTAAGATCTGCTGCTGGTCGTTTACTGCCCTCAGAGCGTCGTCTTCAAGAACCCCTCCCGATAGGGCCATGACGATCTGCATGCACTCGCAATCCCAAAGGTGGTTGGCCTTGCGGAAGGCCTTCCAGTAATAGATGAGTCGGCCGGTTCGGGTTTCCTTGGGAACCCTTTTCTCGGAGTTCATTTGGTGAACGTAATCCCGCGTGACCTGAGCGTGAACGTGCCAGCGGGGAGGATTGAGCCCACGGAGGGCCGCAAGGCGATCTTTGATCCGGTCGGTCGCCCAGTATCGGTACTTGGCCCGGGCGTTGTTTTCATTTTGATGAATCGTGCCCAGGTGCGGGTCACGGAACTGGACAGTTGAGTATTCTCTCATGACGCGCAGCCCTGGCCCCAAGCTGTGCGGGTAAGCCTGGCGATCCTGCCCCCAAAGTCCGCGCCATCCGTTTTTCACCAAGAGGGCCGCCACCATGTTTGGTCGGTGAGCCATGTCGAGCGCCACGCGCTGAGACTCCACGCCGTAGTCGGCCTGCAGCTTTTCCAACTCTTCGGGCGTATCCACCCGATCCCCGAAGAGAAGCCAGCTTTCCTGGCCATTGGGACCATTTGGATGACCCCAGCTTCGGATAACAGCCCAGAAGTGTCCCTCCTGTACGTCCACCGTCATGATCGGGATCCGCTTTTCCGGCAGGCTCTCCGTCGTGTAGATGGTCGTCGGGATAGGCTCGTCGTCCACCGCCCTCTCGTCGTCGAAGGGCTCGGCTAGGGTCGAGTTGATGAAGTTCTGCCGCAGGGTCATGCTTCCCTTGGTCTGGAGCCATTTGGCCGCCAGGAGGCCCCAATGGCACTCCTTGAGCGGGGCGTAGAGGGAATTAAGGTGGTAGGATCGGAATCCGCGGAGAGGATTGGGATTGGTGGCCCTCCAATCCCCCTTGAGGAGCATCGATTCTTTCTCGTGGTTGTAGATTTTTTGGTCGCACTCTTGGCAGCGGTAAAAGGAGTTGCGGATTACCTTTTCCAGATCCCAGTCGCCGCTTGCCGTCTTGCTCTCCGATTCATCCTTGTCCCACCAGCGGATTTGTTTCCACTTCAGTTGGATCATGTTCTGGCAGATCGGACACGGGACGTGAAAGTATCTTTGATCTCCCTTGAGAAACTCACCCCATATCACCCCGTCGGTGGTCGTAGGGGTACTGGTCTTCACGCGAAGCGGGTAGTGAAAGCTCTTGGAGCGCTCTTCGGCGTTCTGAAGCGCTCCCGCCTCTCGTGCCGTGCGGAGCTTAAACTTATCCGTCTCATCCATGACGATGAATCCGGCGGGGTGCGATGCCAGGTTGGCCGGGCTGTTACTGCCCACGAACTTGAGCGTCGCCCTGGAGAAGGTCTGCCCGCATGTCGTGTAGAGATGCCGGTCATTGGGCTTCTGAGCCCTCATTGGAGGGCAGTCCTCCACGAATGGCCGCCATCGATTGGTGGAGAAGGTGCGCGCCAAATCTAGGTTCGGCATTACCCACAGCAGGTTCATGGGGTCGTTGCAAAGCTTCCAAGCCGTTCCGCCCATGATCGTCATTGTTTTTGCCGTCTGAGTGCCAAAGCACAGCACCAGATCAGTCACCGATTTGTCGCGAAATCCCTCAAGCGGCTCGCGGACGTAAGGACGGGTATCCGTCCTAAACGCACCAGGGGTCGCCGTTTCCCGCTCTGTAAGGACAACGTGCTTCTCTAGCCACTGCCATACCGGCATGTCTTCCGGCTGGGATAGCACTTCCCACATGGCCGTTTCCACGGCCTGCGCAGCACCTGGATTACTCTGTAGGTGGAGGGCCATTGGATAGAGCTTTTTGGTAGCTCGTTTGGCCCTCTAAAATTGCTGATTCAATCTCCTCCGAGATCACTCTTTCCGCCATCACATCGTCCACAGGGTTGGCCTTGGAGGCACAACGCTTGCCAACGGCCCTCAGTCGCGTCAGGAGAGGCCCCCAGGCCCTCCTGATGATGTCCTTGGCTTCCTCTACTGAAATCAGCTCTCCGCGCTTTTTCTGAAGCTCTAGGACAGATTCCTCCATCTCGATTCTGTTAGCACTGGCCTTGTTGTAGGCATTGATAGCCGTCACCAGCTTATCGGCGTGCTTTCCACCCTGGCACTCCTGGACAACCTCTGCAGCCTGTTCTTCAACCTCAATCGCCTGCTTCAAAGCCCTCTCGATCGTATTGAGCCGAAGGCGCTTTCTGCGATACCCCCCGAACCCCGGTTGTTGGTTTGTTCGATTTTCGACCCCTGCACCTTGTTCATCTGAGATGGAATCGGGGCGAGTGTTACCCGAGCGGTATCCGACACCCAGCTTGGCGTTGGCATTCCTCCACTCGGTCGCCGCCTCGAGCGAATCGACCGGACACCCCTTGGAGATGAGCTTGTAAACGTAGGCCCTGGACGTTCCCCAGGCCTGAGCGATGGCCGGAACGAGGCTTCTTGAATGAGAACCTGATGTCACAACCTAACTGCAACTTGTCAACTAATCAGTCACACACAAAGTAACATGACACTGGCTTACGCCTAACCTGTTGAAACCTGTAACAAATAGATTCCTTTACCACCATGGTGGTAACATTTCTATGCACAGGTCGAGCGCTGGTTGCTCGGTATACCAGTGCATTCGCGATCATAGATGCCGAGCGGCACGGCGGACGACGAGACATGGTAGCATGGGTTGCACAGGTCTCTTCCGCTTTTTCCCTATATGAATTCCACGCTTTTCATTTTCCGCACCTTTTCATCCCAGCAAACCCCAATATACCTATGCAACCTATGCAACCTTTGCATAGGGGTCGGCAACGCATTCAATGAAAGTGACTTGCGATATGCACAGGTTAATCCAATACCTTGACAATACCTGTGCAAAAACACCCAAAATCATAGCATTTGAGACAGATCGACCCATAAAATCCCAATTTTTGAACAATAACGACAATCCTAGTCGTCCGTACTGATTCGATCCTAGTCGCAACGCGACGATTATTCCTCAATAAAATAACATGCGCACATTTAACATAGGTGCTTAGGTTGCTAAATCAATTACATGGGTCGCAGGGAAAAATGGTAAATTGGCGAGACTAAATTTCCCCAGGGAGCACCACAACTTTAGCGCCGGAGCCGGCAGCCTTGATCCCATCCACGAACCCCTTGGAGTAAGAGGAAAGGGCCTCATCACCACTTCTATAGTGAGCACATCCGGAGAACCCCAAACACAGCAGCGCAAGAAAAAGGCCCCTGCTCATGGGAACACCATGACACAGGGGCCGGGATCTCGCAAATCAGGACGCCTCTTGATCTTGTGCTGGCTCTGACTCTAATGAGGGATCCTCGATGAAATACCTCTTCGCCCTACCCTTCCCTGAAGATCCGAACTGAATCGACCTGCCATCTGATAGTCTAAAGGAGCGAGGCTTGGCTCTCAGATCGATATTGGGGCCATATCTACCTAGCAGAAGACCGAACGACGACTTGGCCTTCGCCGACAACATGAAATCCCCGTCCGACATACGGCCGTCGAGTAGCCAGGTGAAGAGATCATTCTCGTGACAGGCATTGACGACCTCCTGGAACGTGAACTCCCGACGAGGAGAGAACATCCCCTCCATCAGAACAGCCAAGAGATCCCTGATCTGCCTGACCTCATTATTTCCACCGACAGCGAGCTGCGGAGCCTCAAGGCAGTTTCCGAAACCCGCATGGGCGACGATGCCGCCGATGAGATCACCCCATTGCTCGAATCCCAGCTTCGGTTTGAAACCGAACGAAGAGGCGGTGGGGCGACCGGCATCCTGCCACGAGCGGACGATAGCCCAGAGAGCAGAGAGAATATCGATGCGATTCTCCCGTTTCATCAGCCACGAGTCATCGAGGACAAAAGGAGGCTTACGCTCCTGCACATCACCCTCCGAGACCTGGAGATCACAGAAGAGGAAACGGTGAGCCAGATCGGGCGAGACCATGAGATCATTCCCCGTGACGAACAGGGAAATCTTATTCGGAGCCACGACGATTTCCGAAGTCCCCAGCACACGCGCTTCCCAGAAAGGCGTTGTAAGAAGCGCCTCAAGCGCCTGACTGGATAAATAACCCCGCACGTTATCGAAGCAAATATAGTTCGATGCCTTGATGATCGCGGCATCGATCCGTTTCACCTGCTCCTCCTCCTTGGCGTGCCATGTCTGCACGCTGAAATGCCCATAGACAGGAATGATGGCGACCTTGGCTAGAAGGGATTTTCCGCTGCGCTGGGAATTTGCGTTGAAGATGAAACCCATGCGCGAGGCGCCCTCCGGCAGGAGGCCTACGCAGAACTGGGCGACCATCGCCGCGACTTGAACGGCAAGGGAGCGGCAATTCTCATCAGCCCGTAGGCGCTCACCCTTGCGTTCAGCGAAAGGAAATTCCCGTAGCAAGGCGCGGAGATATGTCGTGGAGGTAATCAGATCCCAGTGATGGTAGAACTGGTTGGGTGGAACAACTGCGGGGTCCGGGGTGGATAATGAAACGCTCATGAGATTATTGTTGGTTTGTGCTGAGATAGGATGGGTTGTGGGGATGAGGAACGCCTTTTTGATCGAGATGGAGGATAGGCCGACCGCAATAGTAACACTTTCCAGTTTCTAACGATCTCTTCATGGCCTGATTAGAAAATCCCGCACGGCCGCGGATGCAATTCGACCACACCTTGCCGGACAACATCGACTGCCTATGGACACAATAGGATCTATCCCTCAAGAAAGTCGCAGTCATTTGTTGGTTTCCTCCAGGTATTGGTCGAATGCTTTCTCAATGCGCGAAAGCTCTGCGCCGCCATCCCATCCCTCGGGATCGGAGACAGCGAGTTCGTCGATGAGATTGGTGCTGGTAAGGAAACTGCAGAACTGCTCGAAAGACTCGAACGGGTAGCGCGGCTTCTTCAGCATCTCAACCTCGGATTTCAACTTCGCATTTAGATTGCATGCCGAAAAGATCGCGAGGCGGAACATCTCGACCTCGGCCTCTGCTCTCTGCAGTTTCAGCGTAGTCTCAACGTCATCGTTGTAATACTTGCTGGCCACTTCATCGGCCTTTCGGAGCAGGTCTTCCAGCATCCGAACATGATCCTCCCAGACGGGACAGGTTCGCAGTTCAGCGATGCGGGTTTCGATGTCAATGCTGATGTCGTAATCATTATTGGATTCGGCAATAGGATTCTTATTGGATTCGTTTGAGTTATTTGTCATCTTCTTGCGGTTCAACGGGTTTTGTTGAGGTATTTGTCATCATTTCTTGTCGGTGTTGAATTTGTCGAGATTGCCAAGAAATGCGCTGAATTGGTCAGAAGCATCAGACCAGCCTTCGTCGTATCGGTGGGCTACTTCGATGGCTTGCTTCAACTTTTCCCGAAGCCGCTCGACCTCGGCCTCTAACTTCTTGATACGGTCGTCCTTTGGATCACATCTGCATAACGTTGGGGTTCCAGCATAGATGCCCTCCACAAAGCCGCCGCATTTATCGCACCACCTTTGGCGGTTGAGCATCGGGCGGTAGTTGATGGTTGGCATGGTCATTTCTTGTCTTGGTTGATTGTTGCTTTGAGTTGGTTGAGTTCGGCGCGGTTCTTTTTCTGAGTCTCGCACCTGCTGTTCTCATCCCAGTCCATTAGGGAGTCGTTGGAGTCCTCCGCAACTTCGATGGCCCTACGAAGGTTGGCCTTCAGCCTCACGACCACGGCCTCTAGCTTCTGACGCTTCTCATCAAGGTCGAACCACGACTGCTTCCATTTCTGAAGCTCATCTCGGGAATCTCTATAATGCAGATGCCATGTTCTAACTTCGGATTCTGCTCTCTGACGCGCTCTCCGTTCCAAACAAAGCTCGGTCGGTTGAACCTTATTTATGTTCGGAGATGTTCCGCACCACCACAGATACCAATTCTTGTTCCATTCCACCCCGCAATTCGGGCACTTCGTCTGTTGATGATTCATTGGTCGGACTTCAGGAGTTGGTCATATTCCCCGTCCTGGTAGTATTGTATCCAGTAGTAACGGGCCTCGCGTTCAGCAGATTCTGGGTTGTAAGAGGTGATCCCCCAGAGGCCGAGCTTGCAGTCGATGGATCGGCCGCCCTCTGATCGATTGATACACTTCTCAAACTCATCATTGAGACATGGATAGGTCGGGGTGGTCATTTCAGCTTCTTCCCAGTGTAGTAGTAGTAAACGGCTTTGAAGGCGTTCTTCAGCGCCTCCTGATCCTCGATATGAGCATGTTCATCTGGCGTGGACTTCAGACGGCGGAACGACTCAGCGATGGAGATGCCGACGAGCTGATCTTCCTGATAGCCGTCGATCTCGATTTTAAGAATTAAGGGTTTTTTTCTTTTCATAGGGTTTGGGTTTTGTTCTTCGATTCCATAATCTGATTGCACAGGCTTTTGTGTCGCCGCCCCTCTCCCATGTTTGGGCAAAGCAGGTTGGGCAGACCACAACATGGCCGTATTGATCTTCGTAAAGATCGGTGCCATCGAGACGAGTGCCGCAGAAAGGGCATGGCTTGAGCGCAGTCATGAGTGCTTCAGGGTAACGGCCGTTGTGATGATCAGTGCCCCCAGCCAATAGAGCCCGTCCTTCCAGAACCCCCCGCAGCACTGCCTGGCGCAGTTGGCCGTGTAGAGCGCGAGCAGGACGTAGTTCAGGAACCGTGGATCCTGCAAGAGAGTGAGGAACTTCAT